TATGAGGAGTCGGTGGATTTGTGCGACGAGTGCTTTGTCGCGTGGCAGGAAGTTGGGTGGAACTAATGAGCAGGAACGACGCGGCCTTCTTTACGCCGTATCACGATTGCGAACCGGTGTGGTTCTCTGATGATAAGGAAATCGTCATCTACCGGAACGGCGAGATGAGGGTTCACCTTACCGAGCCAGACGGCAGCACGAGCGTTCTCCGGTATACTAACGACCTTGACGCGAAGGGGCTTGATACCGACGAGAAGCTCGCTGATGCCGAGAAGGCCGGCACGCTTGAGTTCCACAATAATGCGTGGTTCGAGGTCGTCTATCACGACAACGACGAGGGCGAGGTCTTTATTGACTTTGAGGAAGCCAAGCAGTATGCTCGTAGGGTAGCCGATGAGTATGCGGCTCATAAGGAAGGAGTATCAGGTGAGTAGGAACGCTTGTTCTTGGTGCGGGAGTGAAGTAGAGGACGACCGGCAGTACGAATCGCGTATCTGTGCCGAGTGCTTTGCTGACGCGCAGGTATCATCGTTAGAGGAGATTGGCGTACAGGAAGGAAGGGATAATGGGAACATTTGATTGGCCTTACGACGAATCTGATGTGTTGGCGTTTGCTCGCGCAATGGTTCACGGCGGCTATGCCGAGTATGCGAATACTACTGACCGGTGCGACTTGTTGCTTGACCTCATTGAGAGTCCGTGGAAGTGGCGCGTAGAGCTTGACGCTTGGGTGGCAGCCGGTCGGCCTATTGCGTTTGACCCGACCGAGGAAGCCGAGTTTAAGTTTATTGAGACGACCTGAGATTTGACTTCTGTATAGCGTTGGGTGTAATCTGGCATAGCCGGCAGTTGCCGGTGTAGGAAGGAAGGAGTAAACGATGAGCAGAGATGTAAACGAGGTCTTGTCGGTTCCGTTCAGCAAGTTCTATGTCGCGGTAGCTCGCAAGGTTGAGGGCGCGTGTGGCCTGACCCCTGACGACTTGCCTGATGTGGACTTCCGTGGGTTCTACCCCGGAGATAAGGCGACCATCGGCGACTACCGCAATGCGATTGCCGAGTGCGCGCTAGCGGTTCTTGATGAGGCCGGCTATCCGTTGAGCGATGAGGAGTACGAATAATGCGTAGCCTTATTACGAAGGCCGAGTACCTACGCGAGTCCGAAGCGTGGTTCGCACATCAGCGTCGTATGGAACGAGTGAAGCTTGTGTTCGCGCTGCTCGTACTTGCGTCATTGGTAGCAGTAGTGCTAGGATGGCCTTGCGCGGATGCCGTTTGTGCTCCGGCAGGATGAGATAGGAGAGAGATGATGGGATTAGAAGGAACTGAACTATACGAGATGAGCGAGGCCGGATACCTTCGCATTGACCTAGCGGATGATTCGTGGGTGGCCTTGATGAGTACGGATGGCGTGAACTTTGGCGGTACGCTTTGGCAGCGCGCTAATGACGGCTACGACTACTCCGCCGGTTGTACGGCAGGGTATCCGGTGCTAGGCCGCCACGAGAACGCCGACACTATCGCGCGCCGCTTGGCCGACTTTATCTTGATGGAGAACGGAGAGGAAGGCCGTTTCATCAGCCCCGAATAATACGCCGGTGATCCTTTCCACCGGACTACGCCCCCAGCTGCTCATCCCAGCTGGGGGTTTTTTCATGCGCTCTATCACGGGCGCGACTCCCCCCATACCCCCCAGCTCGCCGGTCGCGTACCGGTAGCCGTAGCTCGACTTGCCGGATTTGACGCGGCCTATCGGTTGGGTGTATTCTCTCTGTGTCGGGGCTTCCCGATGAGTAAGGAAGGAGAGCGCAGATGTTCGCATTTGTCGTAAAGGTAGACGAGTCCGGCTCGTGGATTGAGCGGATTTCTTGGAATAATGAGGAAGGCCTCGGCGAGATGTACCGCACGATTGGGTGCGACCTTGTGGAGATTGCCGGCACCGGCGAGCTTGCGGGTGTTCCGGTGATTCTCTGGGTTGATGAGGAAGGCCTCTACCATCAGCCGGTACTGATGAACTTGGCGGCGTGTGATTTGCTCGCAGAAGCGACGAACTCGGCTCCGGCGTATCTATTCGGCGGCGGCCTTGTTGGTCATGCTGTTCTACTAGTGAATCAAGGGAGCGACCACCGAAGCTTCACGGCTGATGAGGCCGACAAGATTTCCGGCGTTCTCGTTGCCGGCGGGTACACACTCCGCGAGTCGGTGGCCTGATTTGACGCGCTCCGGTGGTTGGGTGTAGTATCTAATCACCGGAGCTTTCCGGCGTAGTAGGAAGGAAGGAACCTATGAACACACAGCAAGCACTAGCAGCAGCGGCGAAGGCCGCAGGTAAGATTACCACCCTGACGGCGTGGAGCGATTGGACAACGCCGCGAACATTGGAGCGTCGCGAGGAAGGCGCAGCAGGCCGGCAGGCCGAACACCGCGCGATTGGTCGCGTGAAGGTGTCCGGTGAAGCTCGCTACGATGAGAGGGGGCGCGTATCGTTCCTGTTCACGGCTTCCGGTATGCTTGACCGCACGCAAGAGGCCACCGGAATCGTGCTGAACAAGAAGGGCGAGCCTACGCTCTCGCTCATCATTGGAGCACCTACGGAGTACGGATACACTACGGCCTGTCCGAACGCGGGGAAGCTCGGTACTGCTTGCGAGAAGCGGAAGCCGTTCCACGCGCACCGGAGCGTGAACCTCACGCGCCTCGTGTCGTGGGTCATCGCGGGTGAGGAACAAGTCGAGGGCTAGCCGCTCGCGTTATCTCCGAGGCCGTCGCTCTCATCTGTGCGGGAGTGGCGGCCTCTCTTTGTTGCCGGACTAGTTCGCCTGTCCAGCTTGGTTTTTTCCGGCTCTTATTAGGAGTTCATTTATTCCCCCATACCCCCTGTTTTTTTCACGCCTCTATACAGGGGCGCGCGTTCCCCCATACCCCCCTTCCTACCGGCGGCCTTCCCTACCGGTTGCGACCGGCGCACCTCGACTTGACTTCCGCCGTAGACCTGCTACCTTTCTGGTGTTGGCACTTGCCAACGGCACAGGCACAGGAAGGAAGGAACAGATGGAAGACCTCACAACTACGGCGCAGAAGTGGGTTCGCAAGTACCTCGGCAACCAGTCGCAGGGAACCTGCCCGGCTTGCCGCCAGACGCTCCCGGCTGACGCGGCCTATCGCGTCTATGTCCGCTACGGCGACGGCGACGACCTTATCGCCTATGTACCTACCTACGGCACCGCTCTTGCGGTTCTGATTGGTTGGGCTGACGACGAGCGCGGCGGCTCCTTCTGGGCGTACTACGAGGGTAGCGACTGGAAGACTATGACTCCGGCACAGGCGGCTACCTTTGCCGATAGTCCGGTCGAGTTCGCCAACTTCGTAGACGCTATGGGCGGAGAAACTTCGGCTATCGGTGCCGAGGTCTTTGAGGCCGTTGAGTCTTCGCTCTTGGATACGCCGCTGATTGGTGCGGTGTGGATTGACTCGCTCACCGAGCCTGTGATGCCGAGCGACTACCGCTAGGCCTCTCCGGGTTTTCTACGAGGCCGCTCCCCATCTGTGCGGGGGGCGGCCTCTTTCTCTTTGTAGAGCTTCACACGGGCAATGCCGAGCTTCACACGGGCAACGTTTTTTCCGGGTGCTATTGCTCGCGCGATCATTTCCCCCATACCCCCTGCCCCTGTTTTTTTCAGGCCACCTATTACCGCCGGCTATTTCCCCCATACCCCCTTGACCAGAGGCCACCCCTAGGGGGGGGTGTACCGGCTCTGCGTCGGACTTGACCTTGCCCGTGTGTCGATGTACTCTCTTGGTGTTGGGGTTGTCGGCACAGACCCGCCCTGACGAAAGGGGTTCGCAATGGAAGGAAATCCGTTCAGCAACGAGAGCAACCAGAAGCGTCTGATCGAGGTGCGGTCAATCATCCGCGCCGTCCTGCTCTCCATCACTGATGAGGAGCACGCCGCTGCGAATGCGGCTCGCCGCTCGCTCGGCAAGGCCGCGAAGGCGATCTTGGTTCCCGGTCGCTTCTGGGATGACCACACGAGCCGCGACCTTGACTTCGTCTCTGTCGAGATTCGGTCAACGAACGGCACCAACGAGGGTTGGGTGGTCTTGGCGATGAATCCGGCAGAGTTCCGCGAGTTGGTAGATGACGCTGCCCACTACTCAACGGGCTACGACGAAGAGGACTTCGGAGATCTCACCGAGTCGGCACGCCGTACCATCGTCGCGCTCTGGGAGCAGCGTCCAGAGGATCTCCAGATGCTCGCCGACGCTCGGACTTCGTACGGAGATCTGGCTTGGGCGTTGGGCATTGAGAACCGCCGGAAGGGTGCGATCATCACCGGCTAGGCCGCTGATCGACACTCGGGCAACGAGAGGCCGCTCCTTCGGGGGCGGCCTTTCTGTTGTCCGTTGATACCGGCGGCCAGTTTTTTTCGCGCCCCTATACACGAGCCGGCCAGCCCCCCATACCCCCGCGCGGTTCGGTTCGGAGCCGGCCAATCAAGAGCCGGTCAATGGCCAGCGCGCCGGCTTGACTCGTGGCCACCGGCGGGTGTAAGATGGCAGCAGCCGGTCTGATGAGCCGGCAGCACAGAGAGGAGAACCGGTATGGACTACACGGAAGCCCTAGCAGCAGCGGCCAAGAGTGCCGGCAAAGTCGTCGTCCTGACGGCGTGGAGCGCACCGACCAAGCCGAAGGAGTTCGAGGATAGGGCAACGGCCGCAGCCGGCCGCCACGCCGACCATCGCGCCCTTGGCCGAGTCAAGACGACCGGCGCGGCGTTCACCGATGAAGCCGGCCGCATTACCTTTGAGTTCCGGGTGGCCGGCCAAGTGAACCGCGACATTCACCCTGCCGGTGTGTACCTGACCAAGAAGGGCGAGCCTTGCGTGGACATCGTGGTATCCGCTCCGACGGAGTACGGCTATACGACGGCCTGCCCTAACGCCGGCAAGTTGGGGAGCGCGTGCGTCAAGCGACGGCCGTTCCATTGCCACCGCACCATCAACCTCACCCGGCTCGTGTCGTGGCTGATTGCCGGAGAGGAGCAGGCCAACCGGCAGCAGGGCTGCTAGTCGTCGCCGGCCTCGGCCGGTCGCCCCGTCGTCGGTGCTGTGCCGGCGGCGGGGCTTCTCATTGCCCGTGTAAAGCTGTTGACCGGCGTTCGATTTTCTCGTGCTCTTATTAGGCCTGCCGGATTCCCCCCATACCCCCCACGATTTTTTCCGGCTGCTATTAGGCCGGCATTCATTCCCCCATACCCCCTTTCATTCATTAGTTCATTTTTCATTCCTCTCTACATACGCAGCTACACGAGTGAATGGCTTATGTTGATGAGCGGTCAGCACCCGTGATTGGCCTCACCTTGCGGCACGGGCAGCGGATTTGACTTGCCCCCTGCGTGGTGGGATACTTGACTCCTCGGCGGCCCTGCTTCGCCGAGTAGCACAGAGAGGGGGAACGCTATGTGGCGTTTCTTGGTTTTCGTACCAAAGCCCGACACCGGTAGCGGTCAGCGGGTCAATCTGGCGAGTGGGTGGTCGTATGACGAAACCGAGGCCGAGGCCTTCGGTGATGTGATGCCCACGGTTCGAGGTATGATTCAGGCCATCGGCGCGGTGCTTGAGATTGACTCGGTTCGTGAGTTCGGCCCCGAGTCCGACTCCGAGGAAGCCGCTCCTGCTTGGGCTGTTGAGGTGATGACCGAGGCCAGCGTTGATGGGCTGAACGGCTCGTGGGTTGAGGCGGACGGAAAGCCGTTGGCCTTCGTCGTAGCCGTAGAGGAGCCACGAAAGGTCTGGCCAACACACTTCGAGGGGTAGCCTACACCGGTAAGAGGCAACGAGGCCACCCTCACCCTTCGGGGTGGGGGTGGTTTCTTTATGCGCGCTCATTGTCCGTGGCTCGAGTTTCCCCCATACCCCCACACCGGTAGTGGTCAGCGTTTTTTCCGTGGGCTATTACTGGACTAACATTCCCCCCCATACCCCCGTCTCCTATTCATTCGGTTATCTATTAGGGATACCTATTACGCGCAGCTCTACACACACGATTCCTGGGCGCGGGCAGCGATGTCGAGACTTGGGCAACTCGCTGGGGCTTCGTTCGCTGGACTTGCGTTGCCCCTGTCCGGCCGTGTAAGATGGCATAGCCAGCAGTTGCTGGTGGCACAGAGAGGAGAACCAAGATGGCAGACAAGGTAGAAACTCCGGCACAAGAGAAGGTGCTCTGGCTGGTCGAGGTGGTCTGGGAGAACGAGACGCACCGCTCGTGGCACGCTGGCCGGTCAGAGGCAACGGCAGCCCTCATCGAGTTGGCTTCGGAGTTGGCGGCGTACAACGCCGACACCGCCGACGATGCCCGAGAGTTCCTGCTCGATGACGAGCGTTCGGCGTGGGTCGATTGTACCGAGATGAGCACCTCGGGCGTTTGCCCCAAGTGCGACGCGATGGCTGGCTGGTCGGGCGACTACTGCGAGCCCTGCGGCTACGAGTTCGGGGAGAGCCTAGACGACTAGCCGCTGACCGCTACCGGCCGCAACGAAGCCCTCACCTTTCGGGGTGGGGGCTTCTTGTTGCCCCCGTCTCGATTTTTCATGCCCCTATTAGACGCTGACCGCTCCCCCCCATACCCCCTTTCACAGCTGCAACGCCGATGACCGCCACCGGCCGCACCGATGTTCGTTCACCCAGCTATGTCGAGACTCGGGCAATCCCCCATACCCCCACGATTCCAGCTCGCAGGTTTTTTCCATGGGCTATTACTCCAAACATATTCCCCCCCATACCCCTTCTATTCTTTGTTCATCTATATATACATACATCCACTCGATTCGATAGGTATGGTCTGCGCTTCGCCTTCGCTGTTGTGCCTGGTGCGTCGTATTTGCGTTGTTGCCTGCGCTCCGGTAATCTTCACCTAGCGGCGGCCGTGTTCCGTCGCCAAGCACAGAGGAGGCCAACAATGGCCAAGAGTAATGAGAAGGCTACCCTTTCGGTAGTTCTCGGAGATGAGCAGGAAGGCGAGCGCAGCGGTTCGCTCTGGCAGCGGTCGGTGGTCGTTCGCCGGGATTCGGGCAACGGCGAGGTCATCCGCTATGAGGCCATCCTCTACGGGATGGCTGCGCCTGTGAACGAGGTTCACCTCTGGCAGGGTGGCGACGCCGCCCCGCTCCTCGGCGTCCTTCCTCTCGACTTCTGGGAGTGGACGACCGACGCCGAACTGACCGAGTGGGTGGCCTCTTGCTACCAGCAGAGCAGCACGCGCTATGAGCGCACCATCCGCAAGATGCGGACGATGGCGCGCAAGGCGTACACCTACCAGAACGAGGAACCCGCTCCGTTCTGACCGCTCGCCGGCGAACGGGCAACAAGGCCTCACCCCTTCGGGGGTGGGGTCTTTTTGTTGAGGCCTCTACTGCTCGGCCTCGGTTCCCCCCCCATACCCCCGCTGACTGCGAATAGCTCCAGCCGTGTCGATGTTCGGGCAATGCTCGGCCTAGCGTTTACCCGGCGAACGGGCATCATTTTTTTCGGGCATCTATTAGGGCGACTCACTCCCCCCCATACCCCTTTGTATTCATTCGCTATTCATTCATTCATTATTCATTCTGTTTGGAGCTTCATAGGCTATGCCGGCGGCTGGGCAACGGCGGCTGATGGATAGCGTTGCGCCTGATGCGTCGGGCTTGCGTTCGGGCGTGCGACCTGCGACAATCAACAGGTCGGGGAACACAGACGGAGCCGCTCGGTTCCGCTCCGACAGGGAGAAGCCAGATGGCAATGACCTACGCAGCGGGGCTAGCCGCAGCCGCCAAGAGTGGCGGAAAAATCATCAAGGTCGAGGCGTGGAGCGCGCCAACTAGCGATAAGGAGAAGGCGCGCCGAGAGGCGAACGCCGCCGCCAACTTCGCCGAGCATCGTGCGCTTGGTCGAGTCAAGACCACAGGCGAAGCGTTCACCACGCCGAAAGGCGAGGTGTTCCACTTCTCCGTAGCGGGTCAGGTGAATCGTGATGTTCACGCCACGGGGGTCTATCTCACCAAGAAGGGCGAGCCTGTGGTTGACCTCGTCGTGATGGCTCCGACCGAGTACGGCTACACGGTCGCTTGTCCGAACGCAGGGAAGGCGGGGTCGGCGTGCGAGAAGCGACGACCCTTCCACTCTCACCGAACGGTGAACCTCACCCGCTTGACGGCGTGGGTCATCGGCGGCGAGTCGCAGCCTCTTGGCGAGGACTCCCCGCTCGGCTGCTAGTCGGTCGGTCGGGCGCAACGAAGCCTCACCCCTTCGGGGGTGGGGCTTCTTGCTTTCGGAGCTTCTTTTTTTTCTGCTGACCGCTCGCCGGATTTTGTGGGTCGGGTCATTTTTTCGCAGACCTATTAGGGCGTTTGTATTCCCCCCCATACCCCCGCGCGGTTCGGTCATGCGGTCGGTCGGGCGTTGGGTCGGCTCGGTCGGACTAGGTCGAGTGGTTTGACTTGGTTGAGTGGGTGGCGTAGTATTCAGTAGTCGGGGGTAGGCACAGACCCGAACCGACAAAGAGGTGAACAGATGAGCAAGGTAGCAGCAACAATGATGACCGTGGTAGTCGCGGTGTCGGCTATCGGACTCGGCGCAGCCTTCGGGTATGAAGGCGGCATCGGCTTGGTGGTCGGCTCGTTCGCGTTCTGGTTCTCGCCAGCGTTCGCCATCATCGGCGGGTTCGCGGGGTTCGGCGCGTTCGTCGCGGTCTGGATCGTGGCAGAGGAGTTCGGTCTAATCGGCTGACCGCTCCCCGGAAATCTTCGCCCCTCGCTCGGCATCGGTCGAGCGGGGGGTTTCTTGTTGCCCGCGTGCCGGAAATCGTGTCGGCCGCTACGGGGGGTGGGGGTGGCAGCGAGAAGCTCGGAGAAAGTTTCATCGGTGGCTATGGGGGGTGTATGTGCTGGCTGCCCGCCGTTGCCCGAACATCGACATAGCCCGCCCCAACCCCTCGCCCAGACCAGAACAGCCCCGCCCACACGAGCTCACTGCGCAATAATCAAGATTTCACCAGATCCCCTCAACCCCTCTCCCCACACACAACAGCTGGGGGCAACAAGAGCGCCTGGATTTTTTTAAAATACCTGGAGAGCCGGGTGGGGATCGAACCCACGACCTAGGGCTTAAAAGACCCCTACTCTACCGCTGAGCTACCGGCCCGTGATGGCTCCGGAGGTAGGGCTCGAACCTACGACCAGGCGATTAACAGTCGCCCGCTCTACCACTGAGCTACTCCGGAATGCGTCCATTATCGTACTTGCACGTCCGACACTCACGTCCGCCACTCGGATATCGGTACGTATTCTCTGGCGTATATTCGTGTCCATGAATGCAGTGGGTTTTTCGCTCCTGTGCAGCAAGACCACGCTGGACGTTGACTTTTCGCGTGACTGCCTCTAAATGTTCTGGGCTGACACACTTCCTGATGCGACAGAGGTGATCGATGTCCAACCCCTTCGGTGGCTCGCCCTTAAAATGACGGTAGCTCCACCGGTGCGAATTTATTTTTTTGCCCTGATCCTTGAATGCACCATACCCACTCCGGTCAAAGGCGCCGGTCCACTCCCAGCAGCCGTTGGCCTGGTTGATTTCGACGTAGTGCATAAAGCGTGAGATAGACTTCATAGGGGGAGCATAGCACCTGGACCAACCCGCAGGGGGCAGCGCTGACGCTTAAAGGTCCGATATGGTCGCCCCTCCAAGGAAAGTAGGGGCTAAACTTTCAGGTCCAGCGTGCTAGGAAAAGCATAGCAGATAGATGGTAGGGGAGCCTGGACTCGAACCAGGAGCCGCTGAGATATAAGCTCAGTGCTCTAACCGTTGAGCTACACCCCCGTAGATGCCCCTAGGAGCCACGCAGAGGGCCCTTTCTCCCCCTTCTGGTATCAGAGCCCAAATCGTCGAATAAGCTCCTCTGCCGCGACCAATCCGTTGAGCTGCTTTGGAGCCGCATCAGCACCCTCATAGTACAGGACAAAGGGGATGCTCTTGATGTCGTAGGATTGAACAAGCTCTTGGTGCTTGTCAACGTTGATCTTGACGATGTTGAGTGCCGGACGCAGCACCTTAAGTCGCTCAAGCTCTTTGCTGATGGCCTTGCAGGGCTGGCACCAATCTGCGTAAAAGTCCAGGACCGTCGGCCCTTTCTTGAGTTCAGCGGCGATGTTTAGGGTATGGGCTGCCTTTGGCATGTTGGTGCTCCTTACAGATGGGACAGCAAAGGGGCTGGATTTCTCCAACCCCTCTGTGTGGTGGATAGTACCTAGTACAGCCCCTACCAAAATTTAAAAAATTTTAGCTGCGCTGCGCGAGGACCCCGAATAGTACGCTAGTTAGCCTTGCTTCGTCCAGACCCTGATGTACCAATCTTATGTGAGGAGTTTTCCATCGGCTCACTCATTCGATTAGCTATTTTGGCCATAACGTCTAGCAACCCGGATAGTTCAACCATGACCGAGTTAGTAAGTGTGTTTTTTGCTTCACCCTCTGGCATGGATAACGCACGTTTAACATCGGCCGAGATCTTCTGTAAATCAAACTCTTTTGGCATTAGAACGGAAGCTCCTCAAGTGACTCCTGCATGGTTGCACGTGAGGACTCTCCCTCCTCCTTGCCCTTTGCGGAACGCTTGAGGACCTGGATGAACTTTGCGGTAATGGCGATTTCCGTGTGCTCGACATCGTTCTTGTCGGTCCACGATGAAATCTCCGGCGTTCCCTCAACCCAAATCAAATCGCCCTTCTGGACAATCTTGTCGGCGAGTTCTGCTCGGCCATCCCAACAGGCGATTGGATACCACGTCGACTTCTCTTCGCCGTTAGCATCCTTTGAGCCGTGGACTGCAACGTTGAAGTTTGCTACCTGGCGGCCCTTCTGCGTTGCGCGAATCTGCGGCTTTGCACCGACATAACCAATCAACTGAACCTTAATCATCGTTTGCTACCTCCGTAATACTAAGGACGACCTTCTCGCCGTCACACTTCTTATTCAGCTCCCACACCCTTGGCAGGAACCGAGCATCATTAACGCCCAACCCGGCCGCTACGGCATCGAGTGTGAGCTTCAAAATGTTGTCCGCATCAATCGTACGCTTTACGTAGATCCAAACGTCAACGATGAGCATTGTATCACGCCCACATGACCAGTTTTGCTGCTTTGCAACTTCGCCGGTGATGATCGTCGTGAGCTTTTTCCACGCTTTTGCTTCTCGTGTCATGTAGATGTACGATTTTCGCGCGCGATAGGCGGAATTCCAGCTGGGTGGACGCCCTAACAGCGTAATCACCAGCGGTTTGTGCATTACCGATTGATCTTTGGGCGCAAATCAGAGCCGCCAAACTTGACAACGGTGCACATTTCGGTCAAACGAGAGACCGTTGCGCCGTACCCAAGGTCGTTTAGCTCATCGAGCGTGCGGTTTGACGTCACTACGGTGGGTAGCATCGCCGAATACCGGCTCTCAACGATCACATAGAGCCGTTCGGTCGCCCAATCCGTCGCGCGCTCCTTGCCAAAGTCGTCCAAAACGACAACAGAGGCTCGGTTGCAGATAAATTGGAAGTCCGCCTGCACGGAATCGTCCGAAAACTTGAAGCTGGACCGCACTGCATCCAAAAATAGCGGCACATTGATGAACCGCGCGTTCAATAGCCCGTTTTCAACCTTGTGCCGGAGTGCAGCAACGGCCAAATGGGTCTTTCCGACACCCGGAGTGCCGACAAAGAAGAATCCCCGGTCCGTAAGCGGTGCATCGGCCCACTCTTTTGCTACTTTTACGGCCGTTTTTGCCTCTGGCAGCTCTTTGAGCGAGTTGAACGACGCATGCATGTACCTTTTTGACACTCCAGCCTTTTCCAGTCGGTCATTAGCGACGTTTGGGGCTGGCGGCTCGTCCTGACGACGCTTTACGGCGCCTTCTGGCGTCATGATGTACGCAAAGTCGAGGTTTGGATCAATCTTGGATAATCCCATCGTAATTCTCCTTCTTCCTACCGGCCACTGGGGCCTTCCATCGCGGACTATCCGCGAGTTTTTGCACATATGCCAGCGGATCACCGTCAAGATCACGGATTGCCGCCTCACATATTGCTGACATTAGCCCCGGGATGCTGCCCGGGAACGATTGCATCAACTTGAAGATCCTACCGTATTCAGAGCGCTTAAGCTTCTTGCCGGTCATCGCCTCATAGAAGTCGCCCATGCGACCCTGCTTGTTTGGCGCTGATTCGATCTCCTTGCGCCACCAGGCGAGGTCGCTCACTCGCCGTAAATCTTCGTCAGCGACGACTGGCGGATGGACGGCAGCACCGTAAGCATGCCACGTGCCGTCTCCGGCAGGGGCTGTGGATGAGATTCCCATTTGTCACACAACTTCCTGAATTCACACGTCGCATGTGCGAACGCGGTTGGGTTTGGGTAGATTGCGCCCTTCTCCTTGGCATCCAGCATCGCACGGACCGTAATGTACAGCCGGTCAATATCGTCTGTCGTGCGAGTTGTGGTCCGGCGCTCTACATTTGGACCTTTTGAGTGCTTGCTGACAATATTGAACGTCACTTTAGGATCATGGTCGTAGTTCTGCCGAACAACAGAGACATAGGCAGTTGCCTGCACGTCTCCGTGCTCGCGTCCCTCTTCCCACTTACGAGCTGCAGTCTTGTGCTCGACCACATCGTTCGTAGTCGTCACCATGTCAAGAACAGACTTCAGCTTAATCGGAAGAGTTCCAAGGCGGCTATGCTTAATGTCAGCCATGAAGGAGCGCTCGACAGCCTTCGCCGTCCAGTCGTCGCCCTCAAAGATTGCAGCCTTCAGCATTTCTTCTCCAAGGGCGCTCTGGCTAATAGGGTCTTTGTCGGACTCATTAGCCCAGTTGACCTTGGCGGACTCATCGGCAAATGCTGCCTTGTAGAGCCTTAGCGGCATAGTCAGGTCGCCGTCTTTCTTTCCGCCGTTTAGTGGCTCATACCAATTTGCAAGGCCGGCGTGAACCGCAGTTCCAAGCGCGAAGAACGAGCTTGTCTTTTCAGTCCACAGGCCATTCTCGTAGCGGTACCACCACCTAAGAGGGCAGGCCTGAAACTCGCGGATCTCGCTAACGCTAACGTGCTCGCGCATTAGGCGCTGAGCTCGGTCTTGCGCGTTGTGTAGTACTGACCCAGCCAGCGCTTCTGCTCGGCATCAAGCGCAGACGCAGCAATCTCTTGGGCAACCTTTGTCAGGTCTCCAGAGCTTGCGCATGAATTGATTGCATCGCGCCATTCGATAAGTGCTGGGTTGTCGCCAAAGCTTTCTTGCGCAGCGCGCAAAATAGCCTCGTCATCAGCCTTTGACTTATCGCGCTCCTGCATTGCTGGAGAGGGCTTGATTGTCGTGCCACCCTTTGAGCGAATCTCATCGCTCGATGCAACCTTCTTAGAAGGAAGACCGGCCATAACAAGCGCTCGTCCAACAGCTGAGGTCTCGCAGTTCTCTAGCTCTGATCCTCGCGTATATGGCGTGCTCCCTGGAATTGCCATGGACGAGTGGCCAACACCTGCGGGGCGCTCCTCCGTTTCTCCACGAAATGCTAGGGCCTTTACCGTCACGCGGCTATCAGTGTGCGAAACAATGCTCGTTTCAATTCGAGCGTTTGGATATGCTTCGTACCAAGCGCGGAGACGCTCCGCTACATCAATATAATCCTCTGCAAACTTCTTCTTAGGGGCCGTATCGTATGCCATTTCTAACCTCACTTCTCCGAGCTAAACAGCTCGACTTCACTAAGACCAAGATACTCCGACAATCGTCGTTGCATCTCTGCCGTCATCGGCGCGTGTCCATACTGGACCTGGTTTAGATAACCGTAGGATACACCAAGATGCCTTGCGACGAATCGTCGCTTCACCCCGGAGTCGCGGATAAGCTTCCATACCCGCTCATGCTGCTGGCGTTGCTTCTTGCGCAACTCAACATGGGCTTCGCCGCTTTGCTTACTCATCTACTTCTACCGCCCAGTTATATGGTGCACCGGTATCGACCCAATGATCAACACCAAGCTGTATCCCCTCAGCAATCTGCCACCAGCGCTCTGGCTCAACCCCAGCAAACTGGCCCTCCCGAAGGCGAGCAGATGTGCTATGGAAAACCCATGATGCAATTTGCGCGCGGTGGGTCTGGTCGCCAAATGTTGAGTCAAACTCTTTGAGGGTTTCCTCAACAGCGCCTACGCCAACCTTTAGGTTCTCGATGCTTGCCACTTCGCTACTCATACACCCTCCTTGTTGGATGATACTTCCGTAGTATCGTCTGGCCCGGCCAAATCGTCAAGCGTTCCGCCGCTGCCGCGTGTGATTTGCCTCATGCACTGGACATGGATTGCCATTCCGGCTGAGAAACTTTTAATCTCTCCCAGCGGAATAAAATATCCGCGCTTCACTTTTGCAAGCTTCCTATTGGGGCAAAGATGGTACGAACAACTACGATCCCCCGGATACTGAAGTGCTGGATTTCGCATCAAGGTACTCCCTTAGCTTTGGTCGCCATGTCTTTGACGACTCGGTCTTTACCCTATGGTGATACCCACAGATCAAGACAAGATTGTCCATTGTGCTGGGGCCGCGACGCCCAAGCCCGGCATTGTCTACGTGATCAAGCTCCCAAACAATATTGCTACCTGAACCAAACTGGCTGCCGCATGCTTCGCCCATGCCAATTTTCGCCCCCACACAAATGTGGTCGCGCTTCATGACTGCGTAGCGGAGTTCCGGGGTTACCGGGTCTTTATGAGGCATACCAGGAGTGTATCACATCAAATTTCGCCGTGCAACCGCATGTTTTCTACGATTCGCAGGCCAATCCACTCTGCAACTAGGCTGGCTACCCCATTACCGCAAGCATCAGCCCTGGTAGATTCATTATTGCGGTCTAGCAATGGGTGCTCAATGCACGCGCCGCTTCGCAGGAGGTGTTGGCCAAATACGCCAGAAGATGAAAAGGCAGTTAGGGTGGAGAACCTTCCGTCCTCAGCCCACCGCTCAAAAAACCCATCTCGCTGGTTTCGCTCGGATTTTCGGTACAGGCGGATGTCCCCACCCTCTGAGTTTGGAAGCTCTACGAGCTGGTGTGCTTGGCGTGCAGACGTCGGAATCCTGGGACGAGCGTGTGGCCGTCCGGCCAGCCCATCAGGCGCTCCATCTCCAGTGTAGTCAACCTTCGCAAAATCAAACGCTGCTGGTCGATAGTTTCCTGGATTGCTTGGTGTAGGTCCGGCGTAAAGCCGTTCTTGATCCCAGGTCCGGTCTTCACGACCGAACGCCCAAGGTAATTCATTGCTTCCTCCCGTGTCAAGAAGAACCTCGCCGGCACGAGCGGTTCCACGATGTCCAAGAAGGAAGACTCGACGGCGCGGTTGCGGCACTGGGCGCCTTCGCCCATGCAGTTCACAGCTTCCGGCGCCCGACGCATCAATAGTTCGCCACGCCACGCCATACCCGAGTTCATCCATTTCCTGGAGGAGTCGCCCCATGTCGCGTCCGGAGCTGGAGGTAAAGAGTCCGGGGACGTTTTCAAGGAGGACCCATTCTGGCCCAAAGGTTTCGACGAGGTTGAGGAACGAGAACGCGAGGACCGAACGCTCACCGCCAAACCCCTTTCGCTTTCCTGCGCTGCTCAAATCCTGGCAGGGAAACCCAGCCGACCAGAGCCTAGCAGATTGCCATGCATCACCTGTCTTCTCTGTGCTGATTGAGGTGATATCCCCAAGATTGGGGATTCCTGGCCATTGCCGCCCAAGTATTGCTGACTGGTACGCCGCATTTTCACAAAATGCAACAGTGTGCCAGCCGGCTGCCTCTAGACCTAAATCAATACCGCCGACTCCACTGAATGTGGAAAAGTGGCTAAGGGCGCTTGCGCTTGGCTTTGGGCTTTTTCGCTTCATCGCTGGTCATGGTATCAGACGCAGACGGCTTTTGCGGTGGCGTTGCACGCAAGACGCGGCAAGGAATGCAGAAGCATGGCTGGATATGATAGAGCTTGTCCGCCATTACGCCTTCTCGGCCGCTTCGACCTGGCGCATTACCTTGTTAGACCAAGACTGCCCGGCGTTGCCGCCCCAGAGGGCCCACGCGATCCGGCCAGCAGATGGATAACCAGCCTGCCCCGGGTTGAACCCTTCGCCCTGCTTGTCAACTTCGTGCCGAGCAAGGAACGCGCGCATTTTTCGGACTCGAGCAATAGTCATCTTGTTGCCAATGAGCATGCGAGCCGTTGCCTGGCCAGGCCCAATGCCGCCACGGCCAAACTCTTCTCGCCACTTGAGGCCACGTGCCGCCTCGGCCTTTACTGCAGCAGGAACATTTAGGCTAATGCCAGAATAGTCTGCCGCAGCGTAATTCTTTGCAATATCCTCTGGGCCGTGAACATTCTGCGCTCCAGCTGCCTTATAGGCATCACGGACCTCCGCATCATTCTCAATTGCCTCAACGACAACACCGTGGTCCTTAAGAATATGGGAAATCTTATTTCGCTTGAACTGCAGACCTGCTCCGGCTGGGAAATCAGACAGGTAAAGCTCGTCGTTGGGCACCTCGTTCTCCTCAAGCCAGGCAAGGGTTTCATCACGGCGCTTGATTGATCGCGCACTGACAATAAAGATCCGGTGGTTTTCTGATTGTCGCTGAAGATGGGCGATAACTGCAGGGTTGGGGTCGGTGCTCCCGTCTTGCGTTGTCAGCGTGCCATCGATATCACAAACAATGATCGGGTCGCTAGCGGCCTTGGAGGTCTGAGACTGTGGCGAGTTAGGCGGAGTGTTGTCTGGGGTCACGTCAGAGCCCTGCGGCGGGGTAGGGACACCCTGAGGATTATTTGCTGTTGGTGGCGTATTTCCATCCGGGGACGGCTGGGCACCGCCAGCAACAAGGTTGTCCAAATACTTCATGTAGACATCCATTGGCATGTAACCCTGAGGAGTTGGAACCCAGATTTGTTCGCCCTGCTCTCCAACGCCGTCTTGTCCGCGCTCTCGAAGGGCGTCGTTGAGGCGAAGCCATGGAAGCCCCGCAAGTGCCTGCTTGTAATAGGCAGACATTTCGCCCTGGCTCTGGCGACCCATATCCGTGTAGGCAAATCGCAAGTTTTCATCAAAGCGCCAAACAATTTCCCGGGTTACGTATTCGGCAACCAGGTCAAGGAGCGGCGCAATGCCAACGTCTTGCGTAAAGGCCGCACCAGTCTCGGAGCTGCTTCGGTTGACGTCCATTCCAATGCCGATGTCCTGTGGCTGAACGCCAAAGACGGCACAAATCTTGCGGGCAAGATATACCTGCCACTCCATGAACTGCATGTCCCGATTAGAGGAGGCAAGTGGCATCCACTGCATTCCCTTGCCGCCGCCCGTAATGGCAATTTGGCTGCGCCCGGCAATCTCGGCATCCCAATATGCCCGGAATGCATCAACTTGATCTGGGCGAACGCCCTCGCCAAGGTGGAGCACGCCAGGTGGGGCCGCTGCCATAACTGCCTTTGCGTTGTATGCGGCTGCTGCAAGGTCAGACTCAATTGTGTCTGCAAGCACTTCAAGCGGGGACAGGCCAAGGGGGGTATAGGTTACCGGGTTGGAGATAATTACAATAAGTTCATGGTTGAGGAAAGTGTTGACTTGCCGGCCGGCTTCGTCTATCTCGTAGTATCGAGGGGCCTTTGAGTCGCTACCGTCCCAGCTTGCGTCAAAAACAATGCGGGCAGCATCCTTGGAGTGTAGGCCAGCAACCGGATTGCTCTTTAGGCCAAGCTTGCCGCCACGTGTGATTTCAACCTCAAGGCAGCCCTGGTCGAGGACGAGGATGTCCTCAATGACCGGCTCAATGAGTGAGCGCCAGGATTCCATCTTTGAGTTTGGCTGGCGCAGCAGCTGCTTAATTTGCGCGACCTTTGCCGGGTTCACCGGGCTGTCAGAATCTAGGGCGACAATGTCCCACTTTGAGCGACTAACCTGAGTTCGGCGAAGGTTGATTGCGGCACGAATCCAAGGGTTGTTTCGGGACCAGCGGCGCAACTGGCCGCTGCTGCGCTTTTGCACGTGGGCAACGCCGGCAACGCCACGGGCGTATGGCGAAGAGCTGCTATCCGGAACCGTAGTCATGGCCTTTTCGGATGAACCAAAGCTAATGCCTACGTTGTTAAGGATTCGATTCAAAAGGGAGCGATTTTCGGCCATACTACCTTCCGTTTTTGCTTTGCCGAATTGCCGACCAGAAGATGTCGTCGGTCATGCGTCGGTTTATAATGTCCTGCATCTCTGCTCTTGTGCAAGAGACGACCCGTCTACCCCCACGGTAGCCCTCTGTGTATGCTAGCAGATACTTGGCCCAATATGCTGGAACTACATGGCGTGCGTCTGTGAAATCAACCTCAATTGTCCCTTCGATCCCGGGAATCACAGCTCATGGTCCTCACCAAGGCCATCCGTTTCGTCTAGGCGCTTAAATGCTTCATTATTGTCAATGTCGTGCTTGCGTTGCTGGGGAACGCTTCGCCGCGATGTCTTTAGATCAGTATAGCACCACTTGCAGACCGAATAACGTTTTTGCCCCTTAGCGCGGGGGACCATCGGCTCTGGCGTAAGGCCTATGACCCAATGGTGTGGGCCAGACATAATGCCGCAAGACGCACACTTTGGATGCGACCGCTTATTTTTTTGATACTCCTCAAGGACTGGAGCAATTGTCTTTTGGAGGCGAATCAAAGCAGACGCCAACTCGCGGACCTCTCGGCCGCGCTCACGGATTTCTGCGCACAGGACGCACGCCTCCGGATTCGGGTTGCTATTTTCCCAGTAATGCTTATCGTGTTCAATGTCCATGCTGGCATCATAGCAAACCGTCAAGCTGCCAAGAGGCAACATTGACGTAGAATATCCACGTATTGTCCGCAGCTTTGTTTTTGTGGTTAATATCTGTTAATCATCTACCACAACGGGGTCAATTTATCGGCACCATATAGTGCTCGTAAAGATTAGTATATGGTTGACTGATAGCCAGGGCGGCCACAAGATGGCAGCTGATCACATGGAGGTATCTGTGGATTTCAAGGTTTATACAAATGCGCTTAAGGCGTACGAGGCCCCAAACGGCGACCTCATCGTTACCGGGACAACCTCCTCGACGATCCGTGACCTTCACGGCGACGAGATGACTCTTAACGCCATTTCTTCTATGGCAGAGACAGCCCGGCAGAATATGACAATCTTCCTTAACCACAATTACAACGTTCCCGAGGACCTTTTTGGCTCAGTCACCGAAGCTCGAATTGTAAAGCGTTTTGATGCGGAAACTAGCCAAGAAGTATATGACCTGGACATCGATGTTCTTGTCTGTAAAGAAGACGAGAACCCTGAGGCAATGCGTGCCTTTAAGGCAATTAAGCGTGGCGTTAAGCTTGGTCTTTCTATTGGCGCTCGCGTCGACCGCGTCTCCAAGCGAAAGGACGCAAAGACCGGCGAGGATAGCTACGTTATTGACTCTGTCAAGCTGATGGAGGCGTCGGTCGTCGGGATCCCCGCCAATCAGCGTTCGTATCTTCAGAACGCCATCAAGAGCCTAAAGGCTGCAGAGAATTCCGGCGAAATTGTCGTTGACGAGAAGGCCGAAGGTCTATCTACCGGTGATTTTGTTGCCTGGGGCTCAAGCGGCGGAACGGCCCGGGGCAAAATTACCCGCGTTGTTCGAGACGGCAATATTAACGTGCCTGACTCTGATTTTACGATTACGGGGACACCAGAAGACCCAGCTGCGCTAATTAGGGTTTATCGAAAGGGGTCCGAAGGGTGGGCGCCGAGCGACAGGCTTGTTGGGCACAAATTCTCTACCTTGCGCAAAATTGAAGCGCTTAAAAGCGTTCTAGATTTTGAGGGCCAGGTTGTTACTGTTTTCGAAGATTCCAATGGCGACAGCCTAGGTGCCGCCGAAACTAATAATTCCTTGGAGGAAACTCCTTCGGGAATTGAGTCTACGCCAGCAGCTTCAATTGACGCTGCGGGGGTTGTTGATGGATATGAGCAAAAGGTCGATGTGGATAGTTCCGCTAATTCCTTGCTCGCTGAAGGAGAAACTATCGTGGAAGCTGAAAAAGCCACGCGGGTTACCGTCACTGTCACGCAGAGCGATGACAAGGAAAAGGTTAAGCCTGCTGAAGAGAACGAGGCCATGGTGGCCGAAGGCGCAGAGGCACCTGCCGCTGTAGCCAAGTCTGATGTTGAGCCCGTAGCGGAACCAGTCGTCGAGGAGCCGGCCGCTGAGCCAGTTGCTGACGAGCCTGCCGCTGAGGAGCCTGCCGCTGAAGAGGTCGTTGATCCGGCCGTTCAGGCTCTGCAGGACCTTGGGGCCGTCCTTGTTCGCGCCAGCGCTGATGAGCGCGCGCGAATCATTTCTAAGGTTGCTGAGCTCGTCTCTGATGGCGAGCCTGTAGCTGAGGTTGTGGCTGAAGAGCCGCAGCCCGAAGTTGCGCCTGAGGTTGCAGAGGAGCCCGTTGTGGCCCCTGTGGAGCCTGAGGCCGAGGTTGCTGTCGAAGCTTCGGCTATCGATGAGGTGACCGCTATCGCTAAGTCTGCACTGGATGCAGCCTTTGCGGCTCAGCAGGAGGTCGCGGCCGTTAAGGCTCAGCTGACCGAACTACTTAGCCAGAAGGCCACGGTCGAGGCTGACCTCGCTAAGGCACTTGATGTCGTCGGGCGACTGATGGATCTTCCATCGGGCCGCAAGTCGTATTCTGTTGCTGCAAACAATTCCGGGACGAATGCCCCTTGGCTTTCGCCCGTCATCCAGCGCATGCTGGACAACCAGGAGTAAAAATCATGAGTGAAATTAACGAGAAACTGCAGGAAGTGCAGAAGGGCCTTGATGCCCTTGGCACCGCCCCTCACCTCGTCGGCCGTGTTGCTGACGAAAATATCGACGTCGCCGAGGCCTATGCGACTCAGCGCGAGCTTCGCAAGAAGTTCACGAAGATGAATCGCTCGGAACTTGGCGAAATGCTTGACATCCAGGCTACCCGCGAGACGGGCAAGCAGGCTTCGTCCGACGTTCTTAACCGCCTTGCGGTTGCGAACCCGAACATTGCCAAGCTTCTTGATGCCAGCGGTGGCGCAGCGCTTATCCGCCAGGATCTTGAGCCAATTCTTTACGCTCTTTTCGTAAAGAAGTTCCCAATGTTTGACCGCCTTCGCAAGGAGCCAGCAAACGGCCTCGTGCATGCGTTCAACCAGCAGTCGGCCTATGGCGATGCAGTCTTCCAGACGGAGACCGGCACCGTTACAGACGATGTAAACACCTATGCGCGCCAGACGACCAACGTGTCCGTCTTGGCAACCCGCCGTGGTATCACCCTGAAGTCGCAGTTTGCGATTACCCAGGGCGGCGCTCCGGGGCAGCAGGGCCTTTCGACCGAGCTTGAGGGTGGCGTCACTGCCATCGCAAACAAGCTCCAGAAGACTCTCTTCCAGGGTAACTCAACAGTCACCTCGGGCGCTGGCGCGGCCACTGAATTCGGCGCATACGATGCGAACGGATTCGATGGTCTCCGCAAGCTCCTTGGCGCAACTGCTGCTCAGGCTCAGATTGCCAACAAGGGAACTGCTTCCTACCTAAGCGTTATCAACAACAACGTTGCTGATATCCTTAGCGCCGGTGGCAATCCTTCGGCAATCGCTTTGAACCCAACCGACTACGCTGGTTTGGTCAACGAAGTCACGAACCTTGTTCGCTACAACGGCGCGAGCCGCTCAAGCGAAGTAGCGGGTCTTGCTCTTGGTTCCGTTGTCACGGCTGCTGGCGAGCTTCCGCTCCTGGCTATCCCTGGCACCGCAATCGGGACGTATACCTATAGCTCGGTAGCTTACCGCGACATGTATGTCGTGGACGAGTCGGTCTGGTCGATGCCGTACCTTGGTTCGGACTCGATCACCACGCTCGAGATTCCAGTTGGTGTGAACGGCTCGCTTTCACGCCTGTACATCATGTACTGCATGTTTGGTCTTGCGAACAAGGCTCCGCAGTTCAACGGGAAGATCCGCGTTTCGATCTAATCGACGCAGGTCTCTGAAATGCCTGGGGGGCGGGGTGAGTGACCCCGCCCCCTTTGCATTAGAGGTTATCCATGGCAAAACGACGTAAGAACAGGAAAATTACCTTTGACGAGCTTATGGCCAGAAAAGCAATTGCTTTCGCTGTTGCGCAAGACCCGTCATACTTGGTAGAAATCGAATGGGCCGGCGGCACACGGATCATGTTTTCGGATGGTTCATCCGCACAGTTCCGTGGCAATCGGTCCAAGATTCCGCTACGCCTTCTTCAGGAGGCGCAGCATCACGGATGCAAGCGCATCTAGCAGGGAGATAAAAAATGGTAGACATTAACAATCTATTTGGCATTAATCAGGCACCAGACGCCGAGCCAGAGGCTGAGCCGGTAGTTGTTGCCGAAACCCCAGCAGCAGCGCCTGTGGTTGCTCCTGTAGCCGCTCCAGTGGCTGCTGCGACCCAGGTACAAGCTCGTGGCGAAGACTTTGAGGCACTTCCAGGGATCTGGAATATCGCCCTTAACATTACGCACTCGTTCACGCTTCCAGATGGCACCTGGGTTCGCCCAGTTCAGTCCGGCGGCGAGACCCGCGCAGCAGTACCTGCAAAGTGGGTTGAGCACGTTCGTTCGTTGTAATTAGCAAAACAAAGGCGGTAGACAATGGCCAGTCTTGTAACGCTCTCGGTTCCAGGCATTATCTCGGATATCAGCACGTACAACCGCATTCAGGTTGGCCGGGCAGATAATGAGACCGATGCTACGGCAAAGTCTGGTACCTGGGAGCTTCTCGGGTATGTTTCCCTTGTGGCCAATGTGTCGTCCTATACCTATAGCGACGCAGAGGGAGACTTAACTCACTATTACGCATATAGGCTAAATAACTCTGGCTCTGGGGCAAACGGTGCCTGGAGCTCTAACATTATTGGCAGAGTTGAGGGGTATCTAACGGTTTCAGAGTTTAGAGAGTACGAGCTTGGAGACCTTTCCCTTCCAGATGGAACCGAAGTTAGCGATCAGAAGATTCGGGCAGTTGTAAAAATGGCCAGCTCGATGATTGACTCGTATGTTGGGTATTCATTTGACCACCGCAGGTCCGTTGAGCGGCACAAGTGGGACCAGGCAACTCGGCGCATTTACCCTCGGCATAAAGGGATTGTGAGCGTTGAGTCGGTTAGGATTTACGTTAGCGCGCTCCAGTCCGCTGCGTTTACCGTTAATGACATTTTTATTAATGACGACCGTGGCTACGTTGAAATCACCAGTCTTGCCAATGTAACGTACTCACTATTCCCTGCAATTGTTGCTCTGGGAATGATTGAGCCCGTTGCGGAAATTACCTACAGGCATGGAAACGTCCTAATTCCCCAGGACATTAAGGACGCTGCTGCGCTGATTACAATAGACCTTCTTGCCAAGGACAATGTGGCAAAGCAAGGACTTCAGGGGATTAGCCGCCTCCGCGTGGGCGAGATGGAAATTTACGCAGACCAGTCCGGTGCGGGAGGAACCCGAAGCAAACGAGACCCACTTGCATCTATCCCGCTTGCAGCTACGTTGATGCTTGATGCCTACATCCGGACGGCAATTCGATGAGCCTCCCTGGTTTCATTAGTCAAATCTCTCTTCAGAGAAAAGGCCAAGTGTCGCAAGATTCTATGGGCTCACCAGTCATTGTTAACACTCTGGTCTGGACAAAGAAGGGCCATTATCAGCAGGCTTATGGCAACGATCAGCCAAGCCCAGCTGGGCGAACAGCCAAATCGGTGTTTAAATTTTGGATACCGTATGTTTCCGGCTCAGACCGGCCACAGGTCAACGACACGCTCTTGTCCAACGGCAGCGAGTTTACTGTTGCTTCTGTTAACGAGGAATCTTTGAAGCATCATCTGTTGGTTGAGGCCTGGATTGTTGAAAGGTAATTATGGCCGCAAGGGTTAATATCAATGTGTCCTCAGCAACAAAGAAACTCAGGGCGGTTGGGCAGGCCCTGCAATACTCCTCAGATACTTCCGCGCAGGCCTTTACGCAGGCTGCATTGCCCCTTGTAGAGGCCGCTGTGTACTCCGATGGGGATGGGTTGGCCGCAATGGCGGCAGAGCTTGCGCCCGTTGATACCGGGGCCCTTGTGGCCGGCCTTGTCTCCCCAGACTCAAACGAAGGGTTTGCAAAGAAAAGGCAGTCCCAGTCTATCTTTTCCGTGCAGGCAAGTGGCGCCGGCGCCGTGGCGGTCATTGGCGTTGAGTACGGCACAGATCCGACCCAAAAGGGCAACCCGTATGGGGATAGCACCGGAATTGATTTCTTGAGCGAGCCGTCCGCAAAGTTTATGCCGACACTTCAGGGAATTGCCGCCGCCCTTGCCGCATCGATGGCAGTAAATATTGCACAGGCGGTTCAGGCGGCTGCCGAGGGGGCTTCTCCATACGGTGCAGTAAAGCAAAAGCTTTCTCCGCGATCCATCCAGCGTCTTGCAAAGAAGTTTGGCGCTGGGGCCGTTGGGACTCAGTCTGGGCGCGGGTTTGGCTATAAGAAGCTGAGCGGGCTGAGCAGATCTCAATATCTCAAGATCATGCGTCAGCGCCGCTACAAACTTCGTAAGGCCGGCCTCGCTTAGTCGAGGCGTACCAAATACTCTGCCGTAACCCCAGATTCGTGCTGGAACAGCAGCCATTGGCACGGCTCACCAGCAGAAGCAAGCTGCTCCTGCGCATACGTATTGGAGCTTTCGGTTGAACCACCGCTCCAGTGCGTAATTCCGTTTAGGTACATTCGGGTTGGTGTATGGAAATGCCCTGCAACGCTGTAATCAAACCGCGCTACAGTCATGTTCCACCCCTGCAGCTTCTTGCCGAAGCCATACCAAGGGAATCCGGCAAAGCCGCCGGAGACCTGATCACCATGGAATAGGAACCACGTCTTACCCTTGACCTCGTCAGTGGCAAACCATGCTCGCTCGCCCTTGGCAAGCGTTTCAACCCACTCCACGTTTGCCTGCTCTTTTACAAGCATTGAGGCGATCCGGTACATCATTGCATCGGCATTGGACTCAGGGTGGAATGTGCCCTTCCTACCAAGCCGGCCATGATTACCGATAACACCAACAACTCGAACCTTTTCAAAGTCCCCGCTAAGCTTACGAATAAGCCCCGCAAGAATTTCGCCCCCGTGGAACACCTGGTTGTACAAGGATGCATCTACAAGATGCGCCTGACCTGGGAAAATATCTTCTCCCTCAATCAAGTCGCCAAGGAGATACACGCGTAGCTCCTTTACCGGGTGTGCCTTGCGCTGGATATCGACCAGGCGCTGCACCTTTCCGGCAAGCTTTTCAATGCGCTCTGCACAAACCTCAGAGCTATACGTAGGGGTAATTTTTCCAAGCTGCCAGTCAGAAAGAATTAAAATTGCGGTCTCGTCATCAGTCTTTCGATTGTCTGACTTTGGCGGCTTTACTGGAGCAAGGTGCATTGCCGTGGCTGCCTCTCGGGCCGCCTGATACACCGCTTCGATCAACTCGCTGCGGTCCCGCTCCTTGTCGTCTAACTTCTTCAATGCCTTGCGATGAGCGGACTTTAGACGTTCAATTTCGCTAATTGCCTCATAGGAAGCAATCTCTTTCTCAGCAACCTCGTGAACCACGTCAACCTCCTGTTTGCCAATTGAGGCAATCACTGAGCCGAGCGTGTTCGGGATAATGTCCCGCGAACGGCCATTAAACTTACGCCGATCAATAAACGACTTTTCGCCCCGAAGAAGTCGGCCCCTCATCAGCCGGTATGCCGTAGCAGTACGGTCCGGGTGAGCACTGAGGAACTCTTTAATTTCAAGGCGAACAGCGTCCTGCTTCTCAGAGGCCGTCCAGGGTCGAATTGCCTTGTACGGTTGAGTCATCAGGCCTCCAACTACTTCTTGCTAGAAGCAGGCTTCTTCGCAACCCGAGTTGCGGCCTTGACTGGGGCCTTCGTAGGGCCCTTCTTTGCCTTGGCGGCCTTTGCCACCTTTGCCTTGCCGCCCTTGCGGAAAAGCTTTGCGAACACTTCTTTGAAACCCATGTTTTGCTCCTTCTGGCCTACTGGCCGATGACAGCATATCACAATCAAACACCGAATGTGTGGTAAGTGTGGAAAATGTAGATGTTTTGAACATAGACCCAGTCTATGTCAACCACTAAAATAGCCAGCATGGTAGGAATATATGAAGCATTTTTCTCCGCGCTAAGCACCGACACGCAGCTTCAAACGCTGCTTGGCGGCACCAGCACGGACAAAAAGGTGTATCCAGTATACCACCAGGGAAAGAGCAACCCGCCCTCCATCCGTGTGGCTATCTACTCAGGGGGCAGCGATGTTGCCCTGAACGTTGACCGCCCGGTCGTGGATGTGTTGGTAACCAGCAGAGCCAGTGCCGCAGAGATGAACACTATTGGCAACCGAGTAGATGTGGTGCTTAATAGGAAACGCCTCTCCGGGCCGAATGGAATAGTGCTGCATCTTTCGCATAAAGTGGCAGAACGGGACTATTACGACGACCCGAGTCTGGAGTATCGGCGAGTGATCCGATACAGCGTCATCAAAACATAGGAGAAATAAAATGCTTACACTTGGATCTGGTGTGGTCAAGGTGGCGTTCTGGAAGTCCGGAGCGGTCATCGGTCAGACATCACAGTATTTTAGTAGCACGAATGGCTATGGCAATACTAACGAGCTGGTAACAGTTGGCGAAGTCGGCGGCGACGTCGAGTTCGACATCAACTTCCAGGAGCGTGAGTTCTTTGGTCAGTCAAACTTCCCAATCGCTAAGGCGTTCTTCGGCGGCAAGGCCGAAATCCGCGCACGTGGCGTCGAGATCAACTGGGACAACGTGAAGAACCTCTTCCACGTTTCGCTCGGTGAGTCGAAGACCACGAACAGCACGGACCTTACCCTTAGCGATACGGCGTATGGCTATGCACATGACAACTTCAGCGGCGGGCAGTACTCGGTCAACTTTGACCCAGATGGCGGCCGTCCAAACAATACCATCAGCAACGTGACGGCCCTCATGGGTCTGCCACGCCCTCTGTATGTAAAGTTTGAGCACATTCGCTCGGATGACCCTTCGAAGTCGGTGATCATTCACCTTCCGAAGGCATACAGCATGCAGCTGACAATGCCGTTCACCCGTGAAGATATTGCCCGTCAGGACATTAACTTCTCGGCCATTGTGGACCGCGATTGCAAGGTTACATCTGGCTCTTCGACAGCGACCCCATCGGTCGTCGTCATCGAAGCGTAATAGTAGATTAGGGGGTCACGGATATGTTTACTCTCGGAAGCGGTCGTCTTAAGCTCGGAACATGGCTCAGCGGCGGCCTGTATACACAGGTGTCCGGCGTGTCTGTGACCCCCTCTACTGCTAGCGGTTCAGTTCCGGCCGGCACGTACTATGTACGTGTCGCCGGAAAGAACGCCGCTGGCGTCGCCAGCCCTTCGGCGACGTACATCGTCGTCCTAAGCGCTACCGGAAAGCTTGATGTCTCCTGGACGGCCCTCACGGGCGCAACTTCGGGCTATGACGTCTATGTTGGAACTGTAAATAACTACGACTGGCTTCAGGGATCTGTAGGCGCCGGTACTACAACTCTTAGCGTTACATCCCTTGCCGACCCGGCAGGCGCTGATCTTGCGCAGTACAAGGGTATGCAGGACATCGGAGAAATCGGCGGCGACGTCGAGTTCGAGATTACCTTCCAGGAGCGTGAGTTCTCTGGCCAGTACAACTTCCCAATTGCCAAAGCCCACTTTGGTGGTAAGTCAACCATCCGTGTTCGCGGCCTTGAGATGGACCCGATGCGATTCCAGCGTTTGTTTAGCGTTACTGCGTCAAACAACGCAAGCACCTCTATTTACCCAGGCACGTTGAACTTCCGCGAAAGCCTTAACTTTGGTACGGCGGCTGTCAACCCACTGGACTTGTCAATGCTTCGCAACCGGCCGGTTCGCGCTGAATTCACGCACACCCGCTCGGACGACCCCTCGCAGACGGTGGCCATTACGGCCTATAAGGCGTGCATTTACCAGCACAACATTCCGTTCACACGAGAGGACATCATCAAGGTTGATCTTGAGTTCAACCTGCAGTATGATTCCAGCACGGCGCAGATTGTGTCGATTGCAGCCTAATCGCTGCTAGCTGGCAAACTCCCCATCGCGGGGAATAAGGAGTTCACATGGCAGACCTTAACCAGGTGCGTGCTAAGCGCGTGCTTACCCTTAATGACCTCGCCGACATCGAGGAGAAGTTTGGTGGCCTTGACAAGGTCGACCTTACCAAGTTTACTGTACTTCGCTACATCTTGTGGCTTGTACTCCGCAAGGATGACAAGACTTACGATGAGCGCGCGGTTGGCGACAAGTTTTCTCTTGACACCATGCGCGACGAAATCGACAAGGTTCTTCGCTCCAGCGGCCTGATCGGCAACGATGAGGAAGGTATCAGCGAGGGAAAAGCTCCGGAGGCGTAAGCTGGTCTGACATTGACTGGGGAAGCATCATGGCATCGTATGCCGATGCATTCGGGTATACCCCAGCCCAATTCATGGAGCTTACTCTTCCTCAACTGAACGCATTCGCCAAGTATGCTGAACAACGTGACGCAGAAATGAAGGGCGAATCTTCAGGCTCATCCCCATCAAAGAACCGTGCGAAGTTTGCCGAAGCAAAAGACGGCAACAAAAATGTCGGGTCTCTCGAGCAAATGATCCAAATATTTGGACGGCCCGGAGCGAATTGAGTGGGGGTAAAACGTGGCAGAGGAACAGCAGGGCGGAAATGTCGCAAGGGTTGGGCTATCGCTTGACTCTACGGCTTTCCGTTCTGGCGTCCAGCGAACCCTTGCCGACATTGAGAGCCTCCTTTCCGGACTCCGTAAACTCGGCTCAACGGGGTCAAGCATTGGTTCAAGCCTTCTTGGCCCAGGTGGCCAATCGGCCCCGCTTCAGATTGCCCGTGATATCCAACGAACTACTATCCCTGCGCTTCGCGCCATGGATCGACAAGTTCGCCTTATTAACACCTCTCTTGTAAAGCAAAATGAATTACAGGCAAGTTCCGTAGCTGCATTTACCGCAGCAAGCCAGCAGCGTATGTCTGCCGTTCGCGCAGAGACGCAGGCACAGGTTGCCCAGCTCAAGGTGCAAGAAGAAGCCCGCAAGGCAGCCAGGCAAGCACGCCTAGAGGACTCACGGTCCGCAGTCGCAATGGCCCGAGACAGCGCTGAGCGACTTCGACAAGAGCGCGCGTACCTCACACAGCTGCGCGATACTGCCGGTAGCCGTAGCTACCACATGCCATCTGGGTCTCCCTACCCGCAGAGTGTGCGCGTTAGAGAGCAGAACCAAGGGTTCTTTGGGGCTGAGCCAAGCCTGCGCCCCTTTGAGCATCCGAGTGGCTCCGGTCAAATTATGGCTCGGTATATTGCCGGAACCCTAGAAGAAATCCTTTCTTCCAACCAGCCAAGCTACCCAGCTGCGCTCCAGCCGCGAAATCGCGCCAGCGCAATGTCAGACCGTCAAGTCCAGGGCATGATCAAGAACTTTGACCCGTCTAAAATCCTGCGAGACTTCCCGCACCTTGAGGAGGGTACGCCGGTAACTGTTGCATTGCCTGACGGCCGGATGGCCGTAATCTCTGGAAACGGTCGCGTCATGGCTATGCGCGGAGCAACAATGCCAGCAGCAGGCTCCTCATCAGCGCAGGTTGCGCAAATTAAAGAGGTACGTGCTCGGTTCTTTAAGGAGCAAGCAGACTTTATTAAATCAAACCCGCAGCTATTTGGCGGCGACACCTCAGAAATAATGAAGCAGATGGCCGCATTGCTTGGCTCCGGCAAGACGCCTGTGCTGCTCCGCCAGATTGCTGGTAACTATGAGGGGCTTGGTGGGGATCTTGGCGTAGGCCGAATGGCCCTGCAGCTGAATAACCGCACCGGACTAACCGCGTCGGAAGAGGCTAGCGCAGTTGCTCGACTTCTTGGGCGTTCGCCCAACCTCGGGACCGGGAGCGCCGCTAAGCTGATTTCAGGGCAAAGTGACCCCATTGCGGCGTTTAAAGCTGAAGTGGCAAGCATTATCGGCAAGAACAGATTTGAAAAGTCTTATATGACCCCCGCCGGGGCAGAATCTCCAGAATTTGCAAAGCTTCTTGAGCGCACCCTTTTTGCCCGAGCCTATGGTGGAGATGCCGATACTCAGCGCCTTATCTCTTCGGTGTTTGAAAGCAAGGGCGCCAAAGGTTCGCTTAGCGCAGGCATGTCCGCAGCTTTGCGAGACTCCGTAGGGGCCCAGCTTGGGGTCCGGGCTAGAATTGAGTCCGGCGCTATTAGCCCTGAACTTGACCCGCTGCACGGCACGCTTGGGAAAGCAATGGCCATTCTTGGAGATGTGCGCAAGATCTATGATTCAAGAGGGATGGAGGCTTCGCGCGGAAATCCAGCAATGGCGCTTCAGCAGATTGAGGGAGCGCTTGGATCACAAGCATTCCAGGAGCTGAGGCCGGATAACCGCTCTATTGCCTTGGCCCAAGGAATGCTTGTTAGCGGCGAAAAGAACTTTGGGGCATTCATGACCGCCGTGTCTCAGTATGCTGCTCGAGTCCGCGATGAGATGCGCCCAACAATGTTCCCAGACCCAACGCAGATTTCTGGAAACTTTAATCAGATGATTGCGGCCGGAATGGATGCCGCTACAAAGTACCAACAGAACATTGCAGCTGCCCTTGCAGAAATTAAAAAAACAAACCCAGGCGCAAGGGCTGTTCCTGCTGCGCAGTTGGCCCAGATGCTTAACGATGCAGTTTCTAGCACGCTTACCAAGATTGCAGAGCAGCAGGCAGCGCAATTGGCAGCTGCAGTTCCAGCGGCGCGACCGGCAGCTCCGCCGGCGGCCCCGCCACCACCAACCCCAACTAACGGTTCGCCATTTACAAAAGAGGACGCACTATTGCGCGCGCGAGGGGAAGATCTTCGCACGTTTGGCATCAACCCACGGCTTATTGGAACAGCCCCAAACTACGACTACCTCCAGGCTACCGCAGAGGCCCAGGCGGAGTTCAACAAGGCGCTTATGGCCGGGATGGAAAGATACCGAGACTATGTGCGGGCCCTAGCGAATGCTTCGCGCGCCCTTAAGGCTGGGGCCAGCGTCGGGGATGCGGGACTTCCAGAGTACTACTTGAATTCTTTGCGCACAGGGATGCCAATAGACAAAGTTATGGCTGAGATGAGAGAGTCAATGCGAAAAATTGGCAAAATCCTTAAGGCAAATTATGAACTGCTTGGATCTCGCGGAGTTCTAGAAGAATTTGCGGCTAAAACACGCCGAGCGGCATCTGCACAGATTGCTCCTGGAGGACCTGCCGAATTGGGCCCATTTGGTTCGTTGCCTTTTGAGGGGAAGTTTGACCCAAAGACGCTTGCGTATAACGTTCCCGACAAGTTCAAGCACACCGCCGTCGGCGTCACCGGGATGACGCAGCAACGTGGCGATGCCCTATTTGCGGCAATGAGGCCAATGCTTGAGGAATACCTTTACAGCCCGTCTCAGACATTTAATCCGTTCCAAGAAGCAAACGTCCCTGCAAAGAATGGCCGCTTTACCATCAGCGACATTCAGCAAACATTTGAAAAAATGCGCTTCCGCCGGAGGCAAGCTGGCCTTATTGGCGTAGAGCTTCGAGGAGCTAGGCAACAAAGCGGAGAAGCGGGAGCAATCGTGGCTGCCGGCAGCGGTCCGATGGGGGATCAGGGCCTCACAACGCTGTCACTGAACAACCTAAAGGGTGCAACAGCTACCTCTTTAATGACCACGTTGATTCACGAGATCTCGCATACTTCTATGCGAGCTAAGTTTGGTGATAGGGCTGGATACTACGGGGCAAGCGGTGTTCCAAAAGGGGTAGAAGCCGACCCTCGATTTATACAACTGCAATTTCAGATGGCAGAACGAGAAAAGATGTTAATGCCGATGGCAATTGAAAAACTTCTAGGGATGATGCCTTTTGTTGCCTCGAAGAAATTTATAACCGGCAAGGCCGCAGCGGCTCCAGAAGACTACATTATGGCCCAAGCCCAAGATGCTGGCGCCATGAAAATGCACGCTCAGCAAAAAATGTATGTGGAAGGGGCACAGGCAGCTCTTGGCCCAGCTGCGTTTGCGCGCGCAGAAGAAGTTGCAAAATTCATCATGGATACTGGCGCTCAAATTGCTAGGGCTTTTGCCACTGGCGGGCAGCCAGCCGCATTCTCGCTATTCAAAGATGCAGTTATACAATTTGCCGGGCTTACCGCCCCGATGGCTGGTCGCGCAACGTATGCGCTTGAGGCCGCATCTAAGCTATACACTGGTTACGCCAACCTTCCTACCGCTAATCGAACTGCACCTGGTCTTGGAGGGCAGACTATCGGGCTGCTCGAGGACGCTCTTAGCCGCATGGTCGGAACCGGGCGAATGCTCCCGTATGCCAACGCACAGAGCCCTCAACTTGCAGAACAAATGCGCACGTTTATCGCAATCGCACCCCTTGAGATGCTGCAGTCAATTCACGACATTACCAGTGCGGCCACGGGAAAGATTAAGGTAATGGAGGCGCTTAGCGGAAAGCCAGGTGATGACTTGCGCGCTTCGCTGCTTGGATTGGTAAGCGATTTTGAGAAAGCATCTAAGGCTGTAAGCGCTTTCGGAACATCCTCAGAGGTAGCCCGAGCACAAGTCGCTGGCGGCCAGACCCAGGCTAATGCGCCACCAAGCGTTTCAAATGTATTGCCGCCATCCTCACGAGCGCCGCAATTGCCACCAGTCACAATCGCTTCAGGAGCCCCACTACAACTGGGGCCGGGCGATGGGGCTGGTGGTTCTGTTGGTGGCGGTGCGCTTGTACCAACAGGCGGCGGCGGAAGCGGCGGCGGTGGCAATGCCCGGAGGCCAGGTAGCGGTGGCGGCGGATCTGGTGGCGGATCTGGCGGCGGATACACCATTGGCGGTGGACCATTTGATGACTTCCGTAACTGGTGGGCGACTAATGGCGCGCAGGTTTCGCAGTTCATCAAGTTTACCGCCGGACACGGTATCCCACGGTATGGCGGCCTTGGCGCCCCATCTGAGCGAGTCACATCGGCAAGCGGGGAAACCCTTAGCGAGAAATACACTCCTGAACAGCTAAGCCAGCAGCGCCGCACCCAGTTTGGCAATCGTCTCAATGCTGCATACCAGGCTACGGTCGGCAGCATCATTCCGCAATATCAGAGCGCGTACGCAAACTACCAGGAAGGCCAGTTCTCCCAGGATGGAAGGAAGCATTTCGCAAAGCAGGCGTTTGTTGAGCAGCAGCTCCAGGCTCAGGCTGCAGCATCCGCAAACAGCCGGCTAAACATGATTGTTCGAGACGGGCACGTTCAGTTCGGCCAGCTTGCAAAAGCTGTCACGGCGACCGGAACCGGCATGATGTTCTCGACTATCAACACATTGAAGTTCGCAACGGCCCTTGCATTTGGTCGACAAATTACTATGACCATCATCCAGGTATTTGATCATTTCCGTGGCGGCATTATCAAGTTTAACGCAGATCTTGAAGCTGCAGCCGTAGGGTTTACAACACTGTTTAAGAACTCCGGAATGACCATGGACCAGGCAAGGATGAAAACAAATGAAACTATCGAGACCCTTGTCAAGTTTGCAAACGTAACAAACTTCCGATTCGGTGATCTGCAAACAGCTGCCTTGCGCATGAAGGCGTTCGGCTTTGAAATTGATACGGCTACGGCAAAAGCCAAGGGCCAAATGCCAATTCTTGAGATGCTCTCAAACAAGTTTAATCCTGACGCTCCCCTGGAGTTCCGTGGCGCACTTGTTAATATCGGAGACGCAGTTGCGGCCCTTGGCGCTGAAGATGACAAGCTTCGCCGAGTAACGTACGCCCTTGGCCAGATGAACTCAGCTGGGCGCGTCTACCAAAACGACATGATGCAGCTGTCTAACGCAGGAATCGCGGGCTATGAGATTCTTTCTAAGGCTCTTTTGCGGCAGCTGGAATCTGACCCTGCGCTAAAGAAGGCCAATGCGGTTCTGTACAACAAGCTTCTGGACCCAAGCACTGCCGTTGACGCAGTTCGGCAGCTGTCTAAGGTTGGAAAAATTGGTGGACCAGCTGCAGTGCAGGCCATCTTGCAGGGACTTGAGGAGCGTTACGGCGGGGGAATGAAGGCGTTTGCCCGCACATTCCGTGGGGCTATGACGACCATCGCCGACACGTCGCAGTTCCTTATTGCCACAGCATTCAAGCCATTCTTCGAAATGGTGCGAGACCAAACCTACCAGCTCTCTCTGTTCCTTCAGACGCCGGCCGCTACGGCGCAAGCGGAACAAATGGGCGAGGTGATTAAGGGAATTACCGACGGCATTGCAAGCGGCTTGCCAGGAGCCACAAAGGTACTCGAGACATTTGTTGACGCGTTCGCAAACGTCATCTCTGGCTTTACCCAAAACCTCTCTGGGCCGGGCAGCACCGTACTTGGATTCTTTGACTCCTTCGCCAAGGGGCTGGGAATTGTTGGGGAGATTCTATCAAACCAGGTAATTGGTAAGCTTGTTGCTACCGGAGTAGCGATGAAGGTGCTCACTGGCGCCATGGCGTCCAACCCGCTGCTTGCGGCGATCATCGGCGGAACGGCACTTGTAGGGTTCCTAGGCAATGCCGCAGAGCAAAACCTGTTTGGCATGAAGGACACGATTTCTGGCTTCGTTGAATCTGTCCAGGGAGCCCTGTCGCAAACTGCGGACTCTATTGTTCCAACAATTACCACTGCAATTTCCTCAAGTCTCGAAGTTGTTGGTGCAATGCTCCTCGCCGCAGTCAAGTCAATCCTTCCAATTATCGAGACATTAATTGGGATGTTTGCGGCCTTTGGCGGAACCTTCCAGTCTCTTGCGCCTCTCATTGGCGCATTCTTTGGGGCGTGGATCGGAAAGCGCCTACTGATCGACGGTATCGCAGCATCAATGCTCAAGGTCGCCACCGCCGCAGATAAGGTCAAGGCGGCAATGAGCAACTTCCGGTTCTCCGGGGCAATGGCGTCAATGTTTGGCGCAACCGAGCGCCGATTTGAAACCCGCTACCAGGCGACCCGAATGGAAGGCGAAAAGCTCAGGGGCCCAGATGGTAGGCCGATCTATGGCGAAGACGGGCGCCCAGTTCGTGGTCCGGCAGTGTACAGCATGACCCCAATCGGCCCAGGCTCTGGATTCCAGGGTGGCCCAGCTCTTGCTGAAGCAAATTTTGCGCGCATGCAAATGCTGGCTCGAGAAGAGGCGGCAAAGACAGGGAAGCCAGTAATCGTGCCAACCGCCATCTCGCCAGAAGAGCGTGCCGGAGCGGTCAGCACTAAGGACGCAAAGGACACGTTGGCATTTCTTAGGGGGAATAGCCCAGAGAAAATAGAGTTTGAAAAGAAGGTTGGCGCCGAAGAGGCAAAGCGACTGGCCGGAGAGCTGGCTGCGGTAAAAGAAGGAGTCCGAGGATTTGGGCAGGCACTTAGGTCAACATTCAGCAGCTTTGCAAATTTTAGGACCGCACTTTCCAGTGCCGCAAAGGCAATTGCCTCAAACCTTGGCACTGTAGGTCAGTCATTGCTTGGTGTCGGTATTGGATTTACCGCGCTAGGGACTATGTTGAATAACGAGTTCCTGCAGTCGCTTGGCGGGGTCATGACAAACCTCGGACTGTTTGCCATGGGCTTGCAGGCGTTGATCGCATTGTTCATGTTCATCCCTGGAGTAAATCTGGCCCTTGCCGCCGCTATGGCCGCAGGCACTATTGCCGTTGTGGGTCTTGGGGTTGCGGCCTCAGAGGCAGATAAGAAGCTTAAGAAACTTGCCGCAGAAACTACGTACGGGAAAAGTGTCATTGCGGATGAGGCATATGCAAAGACGTTTGCGGAAAAATACGGCCAGTCAGTTTCGGACCGTATCATGGCTGCAAACCCAACAACAGCTGAAGATTTTAACAATCCGCTTGTCCAGAAGGGCATGCTTGATTATGCCCGACAGGTGCTTATTGCCAACCACGGGTACAAGCCAGAAGAAGTCGCCGCAATGTCGCAGGACGACCTTTTGTTCAAGTACAACCAGTCGCAAGGTGGTTTTGGTGGAGAAGGATTTGAGTACCTCAAGATGCGCATTGATAAGATGCGAACAGTTTCGCCTGCGGCCCTGGCGGAAATGCGCCAGTACGACGCAAATCGCACCGCAAAAGAACTGGACCTTGTCTACGGACCAGCACCAGCACGACGTACCGCCGGTGGGCAGAAGGCAATAGCCCGCGCGGAAGACAACGAAATCTTGCGCCTCACTGCGATGGGATCAAGCATCGAATCCGTTGCCCAAACCATCTTTGGTTCAGTCACTGCTGCAACCAAAAAGCGGGTTACAGACGCGATTGCTGGTGCGGCTGGCACTTCCGAGGCCGAAGCCACGCTGAAGCTGCTCCAGGGCGCCGTGGACTCAAGCGGAGAGATCGCTGAGAACGCAGCTGAGGCGCTCAGCAAGGCATCTGAAGGGTTCCAGAAGCCACTCAACCGCCTCCTGACTCGCGCCACAGACGTACTGCGCGCTGTCTTTGAGGACGAGAAGAAGGCCCTTGAAACCGAGAAGAACAAGGCGCTTGATAACGTTGCCGTCCTTTACAACGGCGAGAGTATTCGCCTTGGAACCCTTAAAGAGCAGCATGCGGCGCTCGTTGCCCAGCGCGAAGAGGTTGAGAAGCTTAAGGCACTTGAGAAGGACCGCCAAGCTGCTGCTGAGGCTGCGGCAGCCATGTTCGATGCCACTGTTGACCCGTTGCAGCGAGCTGTTGCCGCACGCGACGCGGCTCGTACTCTTTATGACGGTGAGAGCCAGAGGCAGGCTGACGATATGCAGGCCGCCATTACGGCCGGAGAAGCCAGCGTGCCGTTTACGGACACTGTTGATTTCTACGAACAGAAGCTCAAGCAGCTTGAGACCGATCAGTCAGAGCGACAGCGCAAACTTGATGAGCGAATCCAAGACCTGCAAAAGAAGATTGAAGAAGGAAAGATTACTCTTGCTGGCGCAAAGGCAGAGCTTAACGACGCCTTCTCAGACGCGGGGATCGATGTTGCGGCGCTTAAAGTTCAGGGAACCGGCGTCGGCGCAAACTTTGGCGACGGATTCTGGTCAGGCCTTACCTCCAACATAGACGCCGCGTTTAAGGCGCTTGGCCCATATGTTCGCGCTGCTGCTGCAAAGCTCAAGGCGGATAGCGACCTCAAGGCCGCACAGGCCCTTCTTGCAGCTGCCACAGAGCCAAAGCAAACGTACGTTCCGACCCAAAGGGTCGAGGATGCAATTACAGGCAAGCTTGCTTCCTTGCGAGTTAAGCAGCAGCAAATTCAGGCCAAGCTCGTCGAGCTTGAAACCGACCCGGCTGCAAAAAAGAAATACGGCCCAGCCGTTTCCGCAGCCGGCGTACTGGCACGAATGGAAATCCAAAGGCTAGAAGCACAGCTGAAGGGTCTTGTTGGCCCAGAACAAAATTCTTTGCTTCTCTCTGGCCTTGATACAAACGTTGACGCTATCCTTTACCAGATCGCCGCGCTCCTTACTAATATCACCCTGCCAAACGCAAATAAGGCAGCCGGTGGATCAATTGTTCCCGGTGGCAAGTACATGGTCGGCGAGCGTGGCCCAGAGATGCTCAGCGTTGGCGGAAGCGGCCAACTCGACATTGTCCCTAACCACATGCTTCCTACCTACCTCAAGTCCTCAGCCGGCGCCCTTATGGCCGGAAAGACGGGCCGCATGCGCGGATTTGCCGCAGGCACACCGGGGGCCTCGCGGGTCCGCATGGATGACTCCGATAGGGTAAACCCGTGGGCGGAGAGAGATCGCCGCTGGGCCGCAACTTGGCCAACGTATTTCCCAGAGTTTAACATAGCGCTAGCTCCATACAACAGAGATTATTTTGAAATTCCTTTGGTTTCTGATGCTATTGGGCTTGCAAAATCTTGGTTTGTTAATGCCGGCCATCCGCTTAAAGAAAAAATCGCCAGCCTGCGGCTGGACGATAGAATAAAACTTCCTCAATCATATCTTGCAGAATATGCTCGAAAAACAGCTTTACTTCCTGACCAGAAAGATCGCTCAGAAAACGAGCAGTATTTAGAGTGGGCTAAACAATTTCAGAACATGGATATGGTTGCTGACGTAGAGCGCAGCAATGCATTGCACGCAGCAAACCTGCGAATGGGCACAACATCCGCTAGAGACCGCGCAAGTGAATCAGCAATTATGGATCACGGGCTTACAGTTATTGACATCCTTCGAGGCTTGGTTTTTGACACAGATGTTGTCGACAAGGCTATGCGGTTTACTCGATCTCGCAGAGCGAGTCATCAAAATTGGTTAGCATACCCACCCCACCCGAAAAATTTTGACAAGTACTGGGCTAAAGATGGTTCATATGGGGGACATTCCATCGGGGGGTATAGCAGAATTTGGGATGAAGTGGCGGTAAATAGCTACACTGACCGGCTCAACCGCATGCAAGAAATCAAAGAAATGATTCGTTCTTACACTAATCCTGGAACCGGCAAGGGAAACAACAAGAAGGCCCGACCTGGCTCCGGCCCAATCATGGGCGGATTTGCTGATGGCACTGGCACTGATTATAGCTGGCTGGAAGATGGCGGCACTCGTCAGCCAGCAAAGATGACGCAGCAAGGCAAGCTTCTTGATTTCCTAAATCTTGAGCTTCCTCTTCGAAAAACTCCAGTTGCTTCAACAATGTATGAATTTCCATGGGGAAAAATTAAAGTTGATGACGGAGTACGCTTGCCTTTCTCTGTTCCAGAAATTGACGAACTTGTTCGAAATGTATTGAAGATTGCACCGGAAGACTTTAAGCCAAATTTTGTTATCGATTTCCTTAACGATGAAAAATACACGCTGGGATGGGGTGTTGCCGGAAATGCCTATACTCGACAGTTTGGCCCTGATCAAATTGCTATGGCCACAAGGCCAGTAAGGAAAGGCTCCGAGGCAAGGCTGCAAAGTTTGGACCCTCTTTTCCGAAGTGAAAAGCTTAATGATGCAAAGTCTGGAATGATGGAAACGCTGGTTCACGAAATCGGCCATATTGTCGACATGAGGAATCCACGAAATCGCCCCGGAACTAAGGGAAATATGCTTGGAAATATGCTTGGATCAGCCGGGAAAGTTATTAGAGCTGCTGGCTCGTTTAATTTCCTGAAATCGGCCACAAGCTCATACAATACCTTCCCTCATGAAACATATGCGGAGGCATTCGTTCGATTTGCAAGGCAGAATGGAGTTCTTCCAAATACTCGCCTCGATAATTTAGACCAAGAGGCAGTAAATCCAAAGAAAGCTCAAAAACTTGTTGACAACCTTGCCGCCGCAGAAGGATGGCGAGTTCCAGGCGCTCCTGCATCCCTGCCAAAAGCAAACTCTAAGCTTAAGAGCATGGACCTGAAGTTTGGCGCGTCCAAGAAGGCTCAAGGAATTGCGGGCATTGTCGCCGACATAGCAACGATGTGGGCTACCGGAAACCTCAATATTGCAACCCTTGGATCGTCCGTATTCATGAATCTTCTGACGATGCTTCCTGGAATTGGCGGCAGCCTTGCAAAATTTGCTGGCATTGCCGCAACCCTTCTTGGCGGGGGAAGCGTTGATCGAACGATGGTTGGCATGCTTGGATCAGGAGTTGGCGAATTCCTTGGCGGCTTGTTGCCTATTCCGTTTGTTGGCGGTTGGGTTGGCAGCTTGATTGGCGGGTTTATTGGTGATTGGATCTACACAAACATGATGCAAAACAAGTTCCAGAAGCAAACCCAAGGCTTTGTCATGGCCGGCGGCAAGGGAATCTTTAACGTTGACAAGAAGCTGTATCAAAATGTTACTGGTGCCCGAGCCCTTGGCGGCTCTGTCTTCCCTGGCAACGCCTACCTTGTGGGCGAGCGTGGGCCAGAGATTATGGTTCCATCCAACCTTGGCAGCATCGTTCCAAACCACAAACTACGTGGCCCTGGGAGCATGTCAATCGGTGGTGGCAGTGGTACAATCAGCGCCTCCGTTGTTATCAATAATCCGCAGCTAAACTCTGCAGCCGACATCGACCGGCTGGCTGAAAAAGTTGCAGCAGCTCAGACCCGATCACTTCGGGCCATGGGCTACGCACGGCCGAGGTAATACATGGCTAGCTATACTGGAACCATCACAGTAAAAATCAAGGCACGCCTACTGGGCCATACCCCTATTGGTGATGGGTTCCTTGACATCACGAAGCGTGTGGCGTTTATGGACGGAAGCTCGTCGTCGTTTACTTTTACTGAGAGCACCGACGGCTCCCTCTCCTCTCTTGATTTTTCTATCTTTACTATGTTCCCAAACTCAACATTGGACTGGTCCGCCTACCCTGGGGCAGATGTTGACGCAAAGGCGCAGGCTGCCCTAGACGACCACACGTATGCGCTGGACATCCCCTCCCGGACAGAGGTGGAGGTATATGAGGCCGGTGTACTGATCTTTGGTGGCGTTGTTACCCAGGTGTCCCGAGAAAGTACCGGCGGTGGGCGCGGTACCGGTAGCGCAATCATCACAAAGGTAAAGTGCTCCGACTACACTGCACTTCTTGACGAGGTTGTAATAACTCAGTACAAAGCCCCATACGACACCCTGGACCATGAGCTCATCCGTGGCGGCTATGCAACCGACAAGGAGAAGAACGGCCTTAAAATCACCAAGATCTCTGATGGGAATAACGGTTCCGGCAAGCGACGCATTACTGTTGCCCTTAACGACTCCCACGATTTAATCGTTGGGCAGCAGGTAATCATTGATCGAACCACCAATTACAACTCAACCTGGACCGTATATTCGGTTGACTCGGTGGTGAGCTACACGGCAGACAACACCGCCTTGACGTATACCAACGTTGCCGATGAGTCATCTGGCCGCAGCACTCCGTACACCGCCTCTCTTTTCACTGACATCCGGACAACCGATCCGTACTCAAATGCAAGCTACAGCCTTGGCATTAACTACACTACGTATGTTGAGGAAAACACTAATGAGAAACGGTTTAGCCCGATTACTTATTTGCCTGACGCCGGCTACCCGCTACAGCTGGGCGCAAAGTCTTGGATTCCCCTGTCAAACCCAAAGACCGAGTCGGGGCGAAGCTCGTTTGACCCAAGGGCGATGGACGCACGGAAAGATCTTCGTGTTGCCCGAGTTGATAGCGAGATTGTTGAGCGATACATCGTTCGCTCGGTTGGGGCCTACAACTCAACGTCTGACTACATCGACTTTACAACCATTGGAGACCACAGCCTCTCTGACGGGCAGGTTGTCTCTTTGGGAAATATTGAGTACAACAACCCTGGCACATACAGCTCTGGTTTCCGGGTTGCTACAACCGGCGCAACAAACGTGCGAGCATACACGCCGGTTGACCCTGGATTTGCCATCAGGTCAAGTGGGGCAATTACAGGTGTGTCTACAGACGGCACGTACGCAACATACACCGCAGCGAATACGTTCTTTGCGGGAGACCCAGTTGGCATTTATGGTATTACCCAATCTGGCTCTTCCGGAACACTAAACATTGCATACTCAATCATAGAAGAAGCGACGCCAACTACTTTTAAAATCAAAAACTCATCGACAAACACATGGACATCCGGTGGGTATGCGTACGTTTCGTACGTCGAAGTGGCGCAAACTCAATTTGTTCAGGCTCATGCCCAGAAGTACAAAATCATTGCCGGAAAGCGAGTGAACGGCGTCACTACGCTCTGGCACAATGGCCCGGCTGGCTGGTTTGACATCAATGACGTCATACATGTTTCTGGTTCGGGCTCTTATAACGGCAAATTTGTGGTCACCCAGGTTGGTGACGGGGCGGCTAGCGCCTCCAACCCATTTCACGTCTACTCCGCGTACCGAAAGAGCAACCTGGTAGAGATTGGCGTTGGGGCGCAGACTACCCCGTGGAGCCTTGCATATAACTCCCGCACTAAAAAGGCAACTCACCCATTTAAGGTTGGCGACATCGTTAACGTATCAATCTCAGGCCCCTATAGCGGATTGGGCGGAACGGGACTAACTATCACTGAGCTTAGGGGCGGAATATACCCTGTATACGCCAAAAATGGAACAAATACCAACCTGAACAACTGGTCTCCGCTTACCAAGGCGCAACGCGGGGCTTCGACAATGGCGCTTAGCAGCGCTGGGTACTCGTATGTACAGTTTGCCGACAGCCGAACTGATGATAGCGATGGGCCACAAACAATTGGGCAGTCTGCGATCATCACAACGTTTAACTACGCCTGGCCCGCAAGCGCAGGCGCCGGCCGAGCCGCCGCAACCCCGAGCGCAACATTTGTCACCATGCCTGACGACACGCTTACCTATATTGGCGGACGGCAAGCCGTGTCATTCACCGCATCTAAGTATCAAGGACTTTCCTCAAGTAGGCTTGCTGACGTTACGGCCCTTTCTATGAATGGCACTTCTGGGATCTTGACTCTTACAACAAGCCACGCCCATGGTTTTGCTATCGGAGAAAGCGTAGTCCTAAAGCTCACATCAGTTGGGACCTACAACGACACGGCCCGAACGATTACCGCAGCCACTGCATTGACATTTTCTCTGGACTTTACTGGTGCTGGCTTGCCCACTGCATCCGGGGCCGCCACCGGGACTGCAGTCGGGCACGGCATTGGGTTTAGGTCTATGGCAAAGAGCACAACGATTGCATGCCTAATCCGGCCAGCTACGCTCTCTGGAGACTTCAAAACAATTTGGCATCATGGAAGCCTTAGCGGCTCATCCCCGGGGCGAAAAGAGCTCAAGCTTAACGCAAGTGGAAATATTGTTTACTTTGACACACAGACCACAAATAGCAGTGCAGGTATCAACTCTGGTATTTCTGTAGCCGCCGGAGAGACCGCCATTATATACTTTTCTTACGACCATGCCACTGGCGATTTAACGTTTCAAAAGAATGACGAGACAGTGGTAAAGCAACTGGCTGCGGTAACTCCAGCCGATACTGGGCATGAAAATTTCACCATTGGATATGGCTACGGCTCAAGTACCCCTAGGCACTTCTTTGACGGCTTGATTGGAGATATCTTTATCTTTGACCGGGCCCTTGGCGACACCGAGCGAGAGCAGCTCGTTGCGTGGATGGCCCACTGGTACACCCGTGGCGACCTTCTCAACGAGGATAACGACTACCGATACCTTGCAAACCTTCCTGGGAAGTCTGCGGCCAGCAAGCTAAAGGAGCCGTTTAACGGAATGACCCTGCGGCAAGCGCTGGACTACCTTGCAAAGAAAACAGGATGCCAGTATTGGGTTGATGCAGAGAAGAATTTGCATTATAAATTGCGAGAAGTAAAAAATTACGTATCTAACTCAGTTTTTGAGGACTCGTTTGGTAACGCCGGCACAACCGGCTGGACATTGAATAGCTTTACGCTAACTTCACGAACGGGCGGGCCTTACGGCTATGGATACTCTTTGACTGCAACTGGCGCCACGGTAAAACGTGCTCAATCTAAAAAATTTGACGTTTCTGCTAGCGAAATACTATGGGCATCCGCAACGATAAAGTCAACAAATGCTGCTCACCCTCGGCTAAAAATTCGATTCTACGATGCTGGCGGAACTCAGGTTGGCTCTGATGTCACCATTGGTGGCGCCCTGTCTTCTGCTAATGTTTGGGAGAAAATGTGGGGGATGTGCACAGTTCCTAGCACGGCCGGAATCACTCAAGCTGCGCTTATATTTGAACACGCAGCACAGTCTTACACAGACTTCTGGGCAAACCCATTTGTCACTAAAATTACTGGCGAGTTTGGATTTGCAGACTACGGTGTTGCACCCGGTTCAACTGCTGAATACATGTTTGACACGGCCCTCACTAGCGTCATTCCGCTGAAGCCATTCGAGTCCCCGGGAAACATTTCACAAGCTGGCAGCGTCACTAACCGTGTGCATGTATACGCAAAAGCAATCACGAAAGATGCAAGCGGCGACCTTCTAACTGCAGACGTGGTTACCGGCCAAGTCATTCGGTACACGTTTGACTACGTTCAGGGAGTTTGGCAAACGCACGGAAAAATCATTGAGTCGAGCACCGTGAACACCGCAGTTGAAACTCAAGAAGATGCAGTCCTTGCTGCCGCAACTCAATTTTCCTCATCTGGAAAAAAACTGCAATCTTTTGAGTTTTCTCACCCTACCCATGCCTCGGATGGGCGTCTGACAACCGGTAGCGTTATCCCGTACCTTTGGTCTCAGGCCGGGATCGCGGAACCCATTGTTGTAAAATCCCAGCAAACAGAAATTCTTGGCGGGGAAATTTACTATCAGGTAACGCTTGGAAGTGAGCCTGCTTTTACAAAAGATGCAATCATTCTCGTGCAGCGCGATGAGATTACGCAAAGCCTTGGGCCAGGACAGCTTCAGTTTACAAAGCCAAGCCCAATTAACAACCTTGTTGCTAACACTATTGACGTTGATGGCAAGCCAACAACCGCTGATCTCAGCATTGTGCTTCGTTGGGTTTTTGATCGAAATGACCCACGGAACAAGCTTTTTACTAACTTTGAAGTTCAACGCCGCCGCGAGGAGCTGCAGCAGTCAGTAAAGTCTCGAGCATATCTCAGGAAAACCGGCACAGCCGTTAGCCGGACCGCAGCAGCAGTTGGGGGGATCTCTACTGTGTCGGTTGTCTTCGCTGGGAACCTTGCGATTAGCGAAAATACATTTATTACCGTTACGGGCTGGAAAATTACTGGTGAAAAGAATGGCTCACTAAACGGCACGTGGGAAATTCAGTCTGTTAGCAAGGCGTCTAATTTGACTACTGTTACATTCCAAATATACGCCGGATCTAGCCTTCCAATTACAGCTATTAGCAAGACAAAGGCCAATGCCCCGACCAACCTTGTATTCTCTTGGTATGAGGTTGTCAAGACCGCCAAGACCGGGTGGGGCGACTTGCTCACATCGGATAACCAGGCAGTTGTAAATAACACCTATACTGACAGCAGCGCCTCTTACAAGTATCGTTACCAGTATCGAGTTCGGGCCATTACTAAAGACGCTGCTGGCGGAATCCGTCGTGGCGACTACACATACCTTCCAAATAACTACGCCAACACAACTGACAATAGCGCTTGGCTATATGTCACTCGAGACCTAAACGTCTCCGGATCGCCGGCTATTAGCGCGGAGGATACCCCTTAAATGTCTGTCGAGCGAATCTCTTCTCCAGTCATCATTACCGGGCAGGGGCAGTCCTTCTCTGCCGTGGAGATCAATGGAGACGGCTTTGAGGTTGTCAATGCGGCCGAGGAGCGCGATTCGACTGGCCAGACATATCAGGCTGGCAGCCAGTCCATTATTAGCGTTCGGAGCGACACAGGCAGCACGATTAACGCAAGCTACATCAAAACGGGCGTCATTGATGCCAACCTCATGCGCGCAGGACTTATTCAGACCGTCCCTTCCTGGAACACCAAGTGGTACGGCGCCCCAGAAGACCACGCGGCAGTGCAGATGGGCTTTACCGGCGGCTCTATTGCGGCGACAGCCGTCTCAACGGGCAGCGGCACTGTCAGCCTTACACTCCCCGGTGGCCACGGCCTAACGACTGGCGACTATGTCCGCGTTTCTGGGCTGTACTTCACTACTGGCACCCTTCTTGGCGGGGTTGGGCTCAACCTTCCCACCAATGGCCCACTCGACTATGCCTCAGCCACTGTTGCTACAAACACGCTGACCTACAGCAAGGCCGACATCACCAGCGGCTTAACTGCCTCTACGGCTTCGATTGTTTATGTGGGCAAAGCTCTTGCCATCTCTACTATTTCTCGCGTTTTGGATGACCCAGATAATCCTGCAGAGCTAAGCACGGTCACCGTTACCACCGGCGCTGCCCACGGGTTTTCTGTCGGAGACTACATTGAGCTTACGGGAACAATCCAGACTATGGATGGCGTTGCCTACGTCACCACCGTACCGACTAGCACAACGTTTACCTTCAAGCAGCGATTTGGCGATGACGTTACATTTGACGGAACCTCTACCGGTATTTCCCTCCCAACCCTTGGGGCCCCCGTGGCCATCAAGGTACTCAAGTCCTACACCCAGAATGCCGACGGATCGATTCACATTACCTCCGGTACGGTCGACTCCACGCTCATCGTCGGCGAGATTGCAGCCACAGAAATTACAATTGGCTCCGGGGAAGGCGTTGTGCGCGTTGGCAGCTACCCAGATGCTATCTCCCCTACATTCCAAGGCATTTGGGCAGGAAGTGCCAACCCGTCTACGGCTGAGTTCTCAGCCAATACATCCGGAGCCGTAACAGCAAGCAACCTCACGGTCACTGGTGGCAGCATTACCATTGGTGATTTTAGCCTTAGCACAGGTGGTCAACTCACTGATGACTTGGTGCTGCAGCAAACACGAATTACCAACGATGTTGGGGTTGAGCTCCTAGACACCCAAAGCGATGGGGGCAACTCATACGCTCTTGGGCCATCATTAAACCGGGCGATTGAGACGGGCATTATTAACGGGGACTTTGGCTCAACTCCCCCAACTGTTGGCTCAGCCATAAATAACTCCACGAATCGTTTGCCGTATTTCTCCGTAGAGAGCACGGCTGGAACAACTATTACTGTTAAAGCTGTTGCTGACGCGACGGCTGCGTCTGGCTATGTCTTGCGTTTTACTATCCCAACGAGTGCCAACGTTGGCGACGTATGTCGCGTGTATCGGTATGTTGCAGTTCCCGGCTCTGCCGCAAGGACCTGGACTAATCAGCCACGAGCAGCGTGGAGGAATGCCACCGGCACCACAAAGACACAGGCATCAGTAGCGATTCGAACGCAGTACTACAGGAACGACTCCACCACCGCCACTGGCACCGCCGGAAACAACGAACAGACCTTTTCTACTATTGCCGGCGCAACTTATGCGTATGAAACTCAGGCTAATCCTAATGTAACTGGGGCAATTCCGGAGGACGCAGCGTACCTTCGCATTGCTGCGGGGGTCGTAGTAAATGTTGCCCCAACAAGCGAGCTTACCGTAGACCTTACAGAGATTCGCTACGACCGAGGGCTTATTCAGCTTCTCCTCGCCGATCAAGTAGACCCGAGCGCCTACGGCTACGGCGTCATCTACCTCAATAGCGGCACCATGTGGATCAGGGCCAACGAGTTGGGCGCGAGCGGAACTAATCCTACGATTACACTTAGCGCAAGTAGCGGAAACATTAACCTAGATTCTACTGGTACTGGAGTAGTTATGGCCAATGGATCAGAGGTTGCGCTAAAATCTAATTTGACCGGAACCACATTTGACCTGACCGGAGACGTCAGTATGACCGCCGCTGCGCTTACTGTTGGAGGGGCCAATAGCTATTCCGTTGCGGTTGCCGATGATAGCCACAATCACAGTGCGTCGACAGTCGGTGTCCTTACCCTAGGAACTGATACAAATGGTAACTATGTTGCCGGCGTCACATCTGCAAACTCACTTATTTCAGTTAGCGGGGGTGCTGGTGAGGGCACAACAGTTACGCTAACTGCGGACACAACTCCAACATTTACGAGCGTTACAACAACGACCCTGAGCGTGAGCGGTGCTGCAACATTTACAGATGACGTTACCCTTGGAAATGAGTCAGGTGATGTAATTAAGGCGACCAGCCTTTACAATACCTCTACAATTACTAACTCTCAGGACGTAAGAATTTTCTTTGGCACAACTTCTGGGAATAACATTCAATGGAGGATCTTCCGAGACTCCTCTTCACTTCGTTACAAAACAAACGTCGTTAACATTACTGACTCCGACAACATTCTTGACGTTGTGCCTATTACCTATCATGACAAAGTGCAATTTGAAGAGATGGGCGAAGAGTCTCCACGTCAGTACGGGTTCCTTGCTGAGGAAATGGCCGAAAACGTTGACGGTCAATCTTACGTGGTTTACAACGAAGATGGCACCCCCGAAGCCATTCAGTACAGCCGCCTGGTTGTTCCCCTGCACTCTGCCATGCGTAAGCTGCGTTCCCGCATTGATGAGCTTGAATCCAGGCTCGCAGAACTCGAGACCGGTGCCTAACCTTGCCATCTTCCGTATGATGTGCTAGCCGAGGGGCACATATATGAAAGGGGTACCCCATGAAATTTAAGGTTAAGTCCCAGCTCGACCACGAGGAAAAGGGTGGGATTCTCGACGATTGCGGCCCGTCTTCTATGGCTGCAGCAGTGTCTTGGGCGTTTAAGTACGCTCCGGGCAAAGATTTTTCCGCCGCAGACGGCATTGCCGCCAAGGCAAAGGCTACCGGCTTTGTTGAAAAGCAAGGCGTTAGCGACAACGGCTCAACGCTTGCGGACCTTATTAAGACCGCACGGGTTCTTGGTGCCGAAGCCCGCTGGGCAACGGACTGGAACGACGTCATCAACTCCGCCAAGGCCGGTGCGGCTCTAGGCGTGTGGGTTGAGCAGCCTGCCGGCTATCCTAAGGGCCTAGAAGTTTCCGCGTGGCATGCCAAGTGGCAGAGGTGGTGGTGGGTCAAGCAGAAGCAGCCTACTCGAACGTACGGCCACATGACTGCGGCTGTCTACGACCCAATTGATGGCTGGCAGTGGGCGTGCCCAACGCGTTCCGGCAAGGGTGCCGAGCAGTTTGGCGTCAAGATTGATGAGGCAACCCTCAAGATCCTCGCCGACTCTAAGCGCGTAAGCAAGAAGCACGTTGCGCCACCGCATAAGCATGTTATTATCATTTCAGCACCAAAGGGTTGGGTTGCGCCCAAGCCTGCGGCAGCTCCTGTGGCCCCAGTGGCACCAGTAGCACCAGCCGTGCCGGCAAAGTGCCCGGCCTGCGGTAAGTAATAGAAGGAGTAAACATGAGCGCCATTAAGAACGCAGTTCTATGGATCATGGCAAACACGGGCATCGACGAGATGCTTCTGGAGGCCATGCGGGCTTTTATCGCAACGTCAATCGCCGTTGCGCTTGGCCTTGGTATCCCGTTGCTTGACATCTCTGGTAGCGACTTCCGAGTTGTCGTCTCTGCGGGATTGGCGGCCTGCCTGCAGGTCATTGTTCGAGCCCTGAACCCTGAAGACTCCAAGTTCGGCGTCGGCAAGGCTAAGGCTGCACGAGCGGACGAGAAGGCAGCCACCGAGAGCACGGCCCACATTACCGGTAGTGCAATTGACACTGACGGAGATGGAATCGCAGACGAGCTTGCTGGCAGCCTTGCCGGTGAGAATCCTGGAGACGAAAACCACCAGGGATAATTGTAATAGGGTAAAATAAAAGAGGAGGGGCCCCGTGAGGCCCCTCCTCTTTTTGTTTGCTAGGAACTAGTTAGTCGTCTTCGCGCCAGCGAAGTGGCCCGGTAATCAGCCATGCACCGGAAAGGGCAAGCAGGATCGAGCCCACTACGTCGCGGGTCTCGCCTTCTGGAAGCACCGCCCAGGCGATAGCCAATCCGAAGATCGTCCAGCCTCCAGCGATAACATCGTTGATTGCGTTTTTAAGCATGTTTATCTCCTCCCTTTTCTTCCGCTAGAAGACGAGCCACTTGCGCCGCCTCCACCTGAACTACCCGCGCTTGCGGCCGCCGCAGCTGCGGCTGCAGCTTGGGCTACTTGTGTCACCACGACAGCTGCAACCACGACTGGCGCAGCCTTCTCCCTCTCCTCTGGGCTGAGATCCTTGCCGAGATTGGTAACCGCAGTGACGGCTTTACCGACGTTTTCTACACTATCACCAATAGTATTAGCAATAGCTGCCGCAGCTTCTCCGATTGCCTCGCTCACTGCCTCTACTGCAGCGCCTGGATCAATTGGTCCAGGTGTGTCAGTAGGTACAGGGCTGGGATCAGGAGAAGGGGCCACAGATGGCTCGGGGGTAGGCGTCGGCTCGGGGGTTGGCTCATTTGTTACCTCCGGGCTAGGGCTGGGACGCGGGGTCGGGGACGGCGTCACAGAAGGCTCTGGCGTGGGCGTAGGAGCCACGCTAGGGCTAGGTGTTGGCGGTTCTGGTGTCTGCGTAGGGGTTGGCGTAGGCGTTGGCTCTGGGGTCGGCGTTGGGGTTGGCTCAGGTGTAGGGCTTGGGGTTGGCGGTGGCGGGGCCGGAACAAACACAGAAACCGTCGCCGAGATAAGTGAAAAAATGCCTAGCGTGTCGTTGTCAGCCCTGATCCAAAATGTGTAGGTTTGATCAGTGCCGCCGGTAATGGCAAAGACGTTGCTGCTAATGCCCATATTGGTTTCGCTGGAAGCGGCAGCCCAGCCCGCAAAGTCCCCGGTGGTCCAGAACACTCCGTACCGCTCAATGTCGGTGCCGCTTGCTTCTGGGGCATTCCACGTTAGATAAACATTCCCATCGGTGTAAACGGTCACCATAAGACCGGTTGGCGCGTTCAGGTATGGGTCCGGCACGGGCGTTGGGGTTGGCTCAGGAGTTGGCGTAGGCGTCGGCTCAGGTGTTGGTGTGGGAGTAGGCGTCGGAGTAGGCGGTGGCGTTGGTGTCCACGTAGCTGATGGCGTTCCTGGGGCAAGCTCGGCCGCAAAGTTGCTGATTAGGTAGTAGTGGTTGCCACCAAAACGGTCGGCCGCTGGGTCGCCGCAGCAGACGCCAGCACGGACTCGATACTCGCCAGCGGGCAGGGAGATGCGAATTGTTGAAGCAAGAGAGTAGCCGCCAGTGTGCTCGGTAAACGAGTCATCGTTGGCAGTAAGGAGCGTTCCAGTGCCGTCATAAAGCCAGAGCATTGAGTCAACTGTTCCGGGGCACCAGGGTGCAGTGGTGTCGTCGCACAAGTCGGTCCACAGGTGAAGCTCGCCCTGCTCTGGAAGATTAATCCAGAAATCTTGCGTTCGGTCGACATAGTTGTTTTGGCTTCCAGATGCCGGGCTGGCAACCAGGCCATATGCAAGCGTCGCCAAGATAAGCCACAAAGTGGCAAGGGTAGTCATTATCTTAGTGTTCATTTTGACTGCCCTGACATCCAGGCCATAAAGCCGCTAATGCCGGTTAGCCCAAGAATGCCAAGGACAAACTTGGCAAGTCGATATGCGCCACGAGTCTCTGCCATTTCAACGCGCATAGCAGTGATCTCCTCTTCAATTTTTTCAAGACGCTGAAGAATTTGTTGGGATTGGTTGGCAGTCACATCTGTACCTCAAACATTTAGCGCAAGCAGGGGTTGACGTACACAATATACATAATGAAAACGTAACGAACAACAAATAAAAAGTCTGCCGGCAAAAACCGACAGACTCTTTAATACAAAACGATTAACTAATTAATCGCTGATGCTGTTGAAGCTCACCGTTGTTGTTGGATGAACATGTTCTTCTGGCTTTGGAAGAGCTGCGATTTGCTTCTGCAGCTGCTCGATCTGCGCGCGCAAGATATCGTTTTCTAGCGTAAGTGCGCCGATTTTGTAAATCAGCTGCTCAGTTGTTACTCGTTGCTCCATGATTACTCCTTTGGTGTCGCTGTGATGTCTTCAATTGCATGTTGACACTGTCCGCAGTGTACCACAAAATCAATGCCGGACTCCTGCTCAAATACGTTAGCAATACCAAGCTGGCTGCACCCAGGGGTTTTGCACGTAGCTGTAATAATCAAAGCAATCTCGCTCATGGCCCCTCCTTATGTTAGCGGTACGGCGTTAAGACGAGCATATGTTGTGCTTACGGTAACGTTAGTTGTTGTCTGCATACGAACACCAACCGTAACTTCTACTGCGGTTGTGCCAACAGATGTGTAGACATCCATTCCGCTGACGTTGGTTGAGTAGTTAATTCCGCTTTCAATGTTGACTGTTCTCGTATAGAAAAGGTTAGAGCCGTTAACAAAAATTTGATAAATAATATATTGGTCGGTGTTTGTATTTGTGTAAGATGCCCCCGTGAAGGTAATCAGCCACCGCTGACCAACATAGTTTGGCGTAAACGTTACCGTGTGACCAGCAATATCAACGTAACTAGTGCCAACCCCAGTTGTGTTTGTTACACTACCGCCGTTGTTATATCGCTGGGCAGTCATGCCGCTTTTAATATAACCCGGGACGGTAAGGTCTCCGTCGTTATCAAGAGTAAAAAGGTTTGTCGTGTAGGCGTTGTTGATAATCTCAATTGCCCCAGAGGAGTTGAGCCTGAAGAACTTCTTGGGGTTTGTTGCAGACCCATATGTATTCTTGATGTCAAGGAATCCGTGATAGCCAACACCACCGCGTTGGTTATACCCAACGGCGTTAATGCTTGCGGTATCAGTCTCTGTGGTGGCGTTCCCGCCCGTGGCCACAATTGTTCCATCAACGGTCAGATCGTCCGTCGTTGCGTCAAGCTGAACGTCGCTAAGAATTTTTACCATAGGGGTATCTTACCCTAGAACGACGACTCGATACGTCCCGGCCAGGCTGATCGTGACGGTCAGGGTGTCGGTCGTGGCCGTTACTACGTCACAAATCACTGCCGCATCGCCAGAATCGTACACGGAAACGACTACTGCCTTGGTTCCAAGGCTGTGGGTAACCGTCTTAGCTTCTCCAGCAGTCCAGGTGGCGCTGGTGTTGTAGCGAAGCGCTCCGCCGTAGTTGGCACCAATTGCCGTGCCGTTCCACGTACCAGCAGAGATCGTGCCAACGGTTGTAATGCTGTCATCTCCGGTATAGGTTCCACCAGCAACGGCAGCAAGTGTGCTGTTATATGCCTGGACGTCCGTGCCGATTGCAAGGCCGAGGGCCGTGCGGGCAGCGCCAGCGTCAGTTGCGCCAGTACCACCGTTTGCAATGGCAATCGCCGTGCCGTTCCACACGCCGGTGGCGATTGTGCCGACAGAGGTCAGGCTTGAGCCGGTGACTCCGCTGCCAAGGGTCGTTCCGCTAAGAACTTCAGTCCCCGCAATATAAAACTTCTTCCCGGTGAGCAGGTTGAAGTGCTCCGAAGAAGTCCATGCGTCCGTAGCGTCAACCCAGTTGAGGGTCTTATCCGTTGTTCCCTTGAGGGTAATACCGCCGCCGTCCGCACCGGCATCGCTTGGGGTTACCGTTGATCCAAGCTCAATATTCTTGTCGTCCACCGTAAGGGTGGTTGAGTTGATGGTTGTCGTGGTTCCGTTTACCGTTAGATCTCCAGAAAGAACAAGGCTTGTTCCGGTTGCTGCTCCAATGTTTGGCGTAACGAGTGTTGGCGTATTGGCAAATACCAACGCACCAGTGCCCGTCTCGTCGGAGATGACACCAGCGAGTTCGCTTGAAGAAGTTGCTGCAAAGGAGCTCAGCTTGTTTGCGGTCAACGCAACCGTACCCGTCGCATCTGGAAGGGTAATTGTTCGGTCTGCGGTTGGGTCTACAACGTATAGGAATGTCTCGTGAGCGTCAGCAGTTGCGCCCTCAAAGTAAATACCGTGCGTTTCTGGCAGGTAGATACCGTGAATTGTTGGCGTCTGCCCTGTTGCAGTAATAGTCGCGCCGTTAAGCGTTGGGGTATTGGCAAAAACTAGCGCGCCAGTCCCGGTCTCATCGGTAATAGCAGAAATCAGATTTGCAGAAGATGGTGTTGCAAGGAACGTGGCAACACCGGTTCCAAGGCCAGAAACACCAGTACTAATTGGAAGACCGCTTGCATTTGTAAGGGTAGCGCTTGATGGCGTGCCAAGTGCAGGCGTAACGAGCGTTGGGCTGTTGGCAAACACCAGAGCGCCTGTGCCGGTCTCGTCAGAGATAACGCCAGCAAGCTCGGTAGAAGAGGTTGCTGCAAAATCACTTAACTTGTTTGAGGTGCTTGCCTTGCTTGCGGCCAGGTCGTAAGCAGACTTGACGGAGGCCGGAACAGCAGCCGTGGTCGTTGAGGTGCTGGAGGTGGAGTTTTCAAGCTGTACGGCACCCTTTTGGCTGGTCGTGCCGTCCTGGATAGTAATGTTTGGCGTATTGCCGCCGGAAGAGGCGAGCGGGCTGGAGGCGGTTACCGAAGTAACTGTTCCGCCGCCGGTGGCCAATGTAATCCATGCGGCACCGTCGTAGACCTTGATGGCGTCAGAGGCGGTGTTGTAATAAATCTGGCCCTGAACTGGCGATGCCGGGTCGGTGGCAAGGTTCTGTAGCGTGGCGTTCTGCAGCTCATTTTTCTGAAGGTCAAGATTGGTTAAGAACTTCATGCTTCCCCCTTAGTTTAGGTATGCCTTACCGCCAAAGGCGGCAACGAACGTAAGCCGCAGGCTGTTGTTGTCAAGATACTCAATGTTGCCGTAAACGACACTACCGGCTGAATCTACAACCATGACAGACGGAAAACAATTCAAATTGTGCGTAACGCTCCAGGTAGACGAGGCAGTGTTTTGATTGTGCGTATAGGTGGTGTGAGAAGCTCCAGTTCCCTGCGGGCCCTGGGATCCAGTCTCACCCTGTGGCCCTTGTGGCCCCTGTGATCCGGCTGCTCCGGTTGATCCGGTTGATCCGGTGTCGCCTTTAGGGCCTTGAAGCCCAACAGATGCCACAGTAACGCTATTGGTTGTTTCGACCGCAGTGATGGCATTGCTTGTCTGAGCGACGCTAACCGTATTGTCTGCCTCTTCGGTGACGGTTAGATTGATGTCGACAATGTTTACATCCGGGCTCATCTCGTTACTTCTCCGGTGACTACAAAGTCTCCGGAGATTAGCTTGGTAACAACCCCAGCGCCAGAGACAAGCTCAAGATCATATCGATAGTTTCCTGAGTCAATAATAGCCAACGCAGCGGCAGGGATCGCAATGGCAACCGTTCCTGCTGCTCCGCCCAAAGTAATCCCGCTCGTATTTGTTAGCGTCAAGACGGCGTTTGGAGAACCAGCAGTTCGCCGAACCTGCATCCTGGCGGTATAGCCAGTAATGTTAATGGCGGTTCCGGCAGAGTTGGCATACGTAAGGGCAGCGGTGTAGTCCGTGCCTTGTTCGGCAGAAATATTATATGTTGATGCAGCCATGGGGGACTCCTCTATGCACTACTGGGCGATGTTGTCCCTAATCTTACGCAGGGAATCGGCTGCTGTCTCGTATGCTTGAATCTGGGCCGTAAGAGACTCAACTAGCTTTTTGCTTGCCACGGTCACGCTGACCATGGCCGTGACCTCTTCTTGCTCAATTTCCGTCAGTCGTTTTCGGATCTTTGGGTAGGCTCGGCTCCTCATAGGCACGCCCCCGGACGCATAGCAGCGCATGGTCTCGGCTGTTAGCCCGTATTCAGCGCAGGCATGCTCGCAAGCCTCTTTTATGCTTGGGTATTGGGCAAAGTCCCTTGCAAGTATGCGCTGGAGGTCGCCCCCGGTGATTGCCACTCGAATCATAGACACCTCAATAATAATCCGAGCACGAAGCAAAGTAGCCACATTGGCAAACCAGCTTGCACTTCTCGTCTCGCATCTGTTGCCCACAGTTCAGGCAAGTCCGCACCAGGGCATCCGTATGGCGGCAATCGTAGCATATTGCGTTCTCCTTGCCGTGAAATGAGCACGAGTCACTGTATTTTTTGCACTTTATACACTTAAAGGCAACATCAGGGGAAGATCCACCGCAGAAATTACAGGACCTGCTTTCAGTCATGATGCAAGTATACTACGACTATGGCAAAGCGTGGGCGCGTAGGCGCTGAGCAGCTAACTGCTCTAAGGGAGAAGATTAAGGGCCTGCACCTCCAAGGTGTGCCTTTGCCGGAAATCGCCACGGCGATGCAATTATCTACAGAAACTGTGCGAAAGCATATTTATGTGATTAGAAAGCAATGGTCAGAAGAGGGCCCTGATGCCGCCTCTAGCCGCATGGAGCTTATACAGCGGGCAAACCTGGTTGGGAAAATGGCAGCTGGGGGAGCCGCTCGGGCTCGGGGCACCAAGGAAGAGGCCATGTTTCTGAAGTTGCAGCTTGAAGTCATTGATCGACTGGCAAAGCTCACGGGCGCATATACCAATGAGTTTGCCCAAATCAAGACAGGGAGTACAAATGTTGCTATTCAGATTAATCAAAACATTCATGAAATTGATACGCTTGCTCCTGAGGACCTAGCAAAGCGTCTTACTATGTGGGCCAGCGAGCTTACGGATCAAATTCAGGTGATTGATGGAACAGCCGAAGAGCGTTAACAATAGCTATCGGGAATGGTTGCGCGTCAAGGCGCAAACATCGGATGCTGCGTTTGCCGAGTATATGAGCGGCCTGGTCTTTCCTCGCCACTTGCGAGAAATGGAACAGTTCCTTGACCAGAACGACCGTGGTCTTGTTTTGATGCCTCGCGGCCACGCAAAGACTACTCAGCTTATCCACCGGGCTGCTCGGATGATTGGGGTAACCAAAGGAAAAGTGCGCATTGGGGTTCTTACTGCCGTCATGTCTGACGCGCTTGCTCGATCCAGGGCAATTAAATCTCTCATTGAGTCCCCGCATTTTGCTGAAATCTTTCCGTGGGCACAAGATGGCGTTATTGGTTCAAAGTGGACTGATGAAGTTTGGACGGTAAAGGGAGCAAACCTTGGCAAAGACTCAACATGTTTCGCCGACGGCCTTGGATCAATCAAGCCTGGCGCGCGTCTTGACATCTTGTTTGCGGACGACATGGTTGGCATGAAGGAAAATGCCACCGCCATGCAGCGGCAGAAAGCTAGCGACACGTATTGGCAAGTTGTTGACCCAATGCTTGTGCCAAAATCAAAACGCTGGTACATCGGAACCCGTTGGCACGAGGATGATTTCTACGCCGAACTAATCGCCAAGCATGTAGCCCACTATCAGCGCCGAGCCCTTGAGGAGGACAAAGTCCTTTGGCCTGAAATGTACACGGTCGCCGACATGGAGCAGAAACGCATGGAGCTTGGCACGCCAATCTTTATGTTGCAGTTTCAGAATGACGTTACATCGATGGGCGGGAACATCTTCCGATACGAGTGGTTTAAGCGGGTTGACCGCGTCCCAGAAGGCGCTAGGCGCATTGGCGTTGACCTTGCATCCTCAGCTAGCGAACGAAGCGACTACACCTCCGCAGTAGAGGTAGTTGAGGATTCTGAGCATAACCTTTACATCGTTGGGGCCTGGAAGGCCCGGCTGACTGAGGGCCATCGTGCTTGGCTTACCGGCTTCAACAACGACGGAAGCATCAATGACGCACGTGGCCCACGCATGGGCTGGCCACAGCGCCTCTTGGCCATCAAGGGGCTTGACCCGGAGTCTGAAGATCCTCGATTTTTTGAGTCGTTAAACATTGAAGCTGTGCAGCACCAAAGCACTTTTGTGCGAGAAATGCTCTCAGCAACTACCCTGCCTGCCCGACCCGTTCGACCGGACCGCGATAAGGTGACGCGCTCACGGGCGCTTGCGGCACGGTATGAGGGGGGGAAGGTTTTCCACGTAAGCAATGCTCCGGGCATTGATGAGCTTGAGGCCGAAATGATGGCATTCCCAAACGGCTCTCATGACGACTTGGTTGATGCGCTTGTTTACGCTTCTGATCTTGGCGGATCTGGCTTTTACTTTACTTCTGCCCGAAGGTATTAAGGCCAGCAACCGTAATACTCCCAGCAATAATCGCCAGACCAATCATCTTCAATGGGGAACATTTGCAGGACCGAGCTGGTGGTGTCCCTTCGGGCCGCGATGGTGATTGACGGATCAAAGTAGCTTGCCATTTCATAGAAAGCGTCTTCCGTTGAAATCCCGTAAAAGGATGCGTAGGCAGCAATTGCCCCAGAGACATATGGGGCAGAGAACGAAGTTCCGTTTACATTTGTGTCCCCTGCACCATAGGATGCAACCAGGCTGACCCCTGGGGCATAAAGGGTTAGGCAGTCGCCATAATTTGAACCTGTCCAGGGCAGGTCAAAAAGTGTTGATGCGCCAACAGAGATTGCAAGGTCTTCCGTGCAGCTTACCCGGGCTGGGCTGTAGCGGTTTACGTTGGACCCGTTGTTCCCGGCGGCAATCACTACGGGTATTCCGGCATTAGTTAACTTCTTTACAGCGGCGTCGATGGCCTTATTTTTTGATCCGCCAGCGCTGATGTTAACCACGGATACTGTGGGGTCTGCATTCGCTAATATCCACTTTAGTCCGGCAACTATGGCGCTTTGCGTTCCTGCCCCGTTGCACTTCAGCACACGCACCGGAATAATTGTTGCCTGCTCGGCAATCCCGTAGCCAATTCCAGCAATGAGAGAGGCGACCTTTGTGCCATGTAGATTTCCGCAGTCTGCCGTAGATTTGCCTACTGCGGCAAAACCGGCGCCCACGTCATTGAACAGCTGGTCATTGTTTATGCCACTATCAACAACATATACAACAATGCCGCCACCATAGCCCTCTCCGGCCCAATCAAAACCATCGCTGCGGAAAAGCCTGCCGCCAATCCAGGCGTCACCTTGCGGTTGATAGATTCGATCAAGACCCCAGTTGTCCTCTCCGGAAAAAACAACATCCTGCTGCGTGACTGGGGGCGTTGCCATTGCCATCACTGCGATGGCCGCAATAATCTTTGTTAGCATTTCCCGCATTCGCATGTAGCTACCTTAGTAAAATCTACCTGCTCGTCAAATGTGGCAAATACCGGCATTCCGGGCTGAATGAATGCCCCCTCTACATTGAACGAGATGTATTCGTCAGCCTCAAGGTACGGGTCAAAGTCTTCTGCCTGATCTTGGTCGCGGCTCTGCTCCTGCTCAATAATCTCTTGGGCCATCTTCCTGACCATCTTGTCTCGGTCATAGATGGCTACGGTTTTCGGCCCGTCGCTTCCATGAAAGATTGTGCCGTGCCCAACAAGGCACTCTTCCCACCCGTCAGCGTACAAGACGTCTTCAATTTTTTCTATCATTTCTACCTCAGAGTAAATAAGCGCTTCTTCGCACACGACACACAGTAATTGTTTGAGTGCCGATCTGACAACGTATTTGCTTGCATATCTGCTGGCGCAACTCGCCCGTTGCAGGAGCTACAGTACCACCCTGGAGCTATGGCGGTCTTTCGTGCTACAAGCATGTATTCCCACATCTGCTTGCCATTTACGCTGCTATGTTTATTGGCAATCTCGTGACCTTCTTTTCGCAGCTGGGCAATTGCCGGGGCAAAACGCTCATCTTTACCTAGTGTTTTTTGGATAAGGCTTTGGGGCACCCAGGTATTTTCTCGATCTTTAAGCATTTTTAGGACTGCGCTTTTTACAACGTCGCTCATGCCGGGGCCTGGTATGAAGCAGCAACTTGGTTAATCCACATGTAGGCGGCCAGCTCGCAATCCTCCAGGGTCGAGTGCTTTGCCGCATAGCCTCGATGGTCTGAGCCAATCGTAACGCCGACATACATGTGCAGCTTTGAGGTTTTCTTGTTTTTCTGAATGGTGCACATGCCCTGCGATGGGCCGCCAATAGCGCTCTTCAAAGAAATTACGTGCGCCATCATGTCAACAAATTCCAAGATGTCGTCGCTCGTGTTATGGATTTCCTTGGTTGTATCTGGGCGACGTGAATATCCGGACATGCTAAATGCGTCACGCATTGTTTTAAGGGTTTTTGGCTTCATTTGCATTCCCCCTCATGACTTCACGAGCATGAACAGCCGCGTCGTCCCACTTCTCAGAAAAACCCGTTGCCTTAAATGTTCGAGTACTTGTATCAAATACGGCCCAAAGAGTCAACCCTGTCTTGGGTTCTTTCTCAAAAATTAGGTAATAGTCCTCTTTGTCGCTTTCAAAAATCTTCATCTGGGACCTCGTGCCGTAGCGGCATTTTTGTAAACATTGCAAGCGGACAGGTTTTGTCCCAGCAGTAGCCGCCGTCGTCGGGGGTATTGCCAGAGCAAGATATACACATCTTATCTATCGCCATTTGCAGCTTTGTGTGCCGAGCGCTGGAAGCAATTTCCTGCACGTCCTTTGGCCTTGATGCAAACCTTTCACGCAGGACGCTTGCGCGCTCAGGGCTTTTTGCCTGCAGAACCTGGATAAACTCGTCTTTGAACCTGTCGACGATATTCCTGTGCCCATAAATATATGCCTGGATGGTTCGGGCCGTAAAGTTAGGCATAATTTCCGCAAGTTTGTCAGCCGAAACTTTTCGGCTAGTCCCCGGGAACATGAGTTCAAGCTCTTGCTCAAGGTCGTCAAAGGTCATCAAAGAGCTCACTTGCTATCGCCCTCAGATTCTCCCTCTAGGAATAGATCGTCAGTCTCCCCGAGCGCAAGTGGCTTTCCCCAGGTGCCTCGCAGAAGAGAGATTGCAATTAGAGAATAGTTTGCCATGTCCATCAAGGTGTCCTCAAGGGATTCTTCTGTCTCGCCATCAATTTCGTCAAGGACCACTTTGCCATCAATGACCCGGCCCTGAAGAAACTTTTGCGCTCGTGAGACCTTGTCAAACGCGATCCTGCTGACAACACCATGAATTCCCAGCTGGTCAATGTTTGTATTTCCGTAGCGCGCTTGCTTGCGAATGAGAAGATTGAGGGCCTCGGAGAATATCGCTTGAAACTCTTCCTCAAAGCTACCCCTTGGCGCGGAGATTCCACCAACTACAAGTTCTGGGTAATCAACAGTCTTCATGCTACTCCCTTGCGCTAAGTGCGCGCTTGATCCCTGTTTCAAGGTCAATCTTTGGCGTGTATAGCTTCAGCATAGAGGATATGTCGGCCACCCGCCAATTCACCCCTTCGGGCTTGTCGGTGAGGAATTGGAACTTGGGGAAATAGCCCTCTGCCTTAGCCACCATTTCTCCAAGCTGCTGGAAGCTTGTCGGGTGACCAGTGCCGATGTTTAAGGGCCCGACATAATCTTGCTTTACGGCTGCGTCAACGCACCGAACTATGTCGCTAATATGCACAAAATCCCGCGTTTGCGTTCCGTCGCCCCAAATCACAAACGGGTTATCTCGATTCTTCCCTCGCTGGATAAATGATGGGAATGGGTAATCAAGCGCCTGATCCTCGCCGTAGCCGGAGAACGGTCGGAATACGTGCGTGCGCACGCCCTCTGCCTCCGCGAATTGCGCCAGGTATTCCCCTGTAAGCTTTGACCAGCCGTAGGTCAGGTCTGGGTTGCTGATGTCGTTAAGGTTAATGTCTGACTCGCTAAGCTTCTTATGCGACTGCTTTGTTTGAAGCTTTATTGGGTAGGCTGCCGATGAGGAGAAGTACACAACTCGTGGCTGCTTCGTCCTAATGGCCCACTGCCACATCTCTGCATCAATAGAAAGATCAACGGCAACCGATAGCGGATGCCCCTCAATCTTCGCCCGGCCGCCAACGACTGCAGCAAGATGAATTACCAGATCAAACTTTGTGTGGTTTGCCAGGCTAAAGAATTTTCGCACGTCCATTGAGTCAACGATGTCTACCCCAAGAATGGTGTGCCCCTGCTCTTCGTAAAACTTCTGAAAATGCCTGCCAACAAATCCACGGTGTCCGGTAATGAGGATATTCATTTTTGGATTTTCCTTACATCTTTCTGGAATTGGCTTTCCGTATATTTACGATAAGACTCTTCGTCTTTTTCATAAACACTTTGGTGATTGACCTCTTTGTATCCGGCATCAATCGTTGATTTTCCGGCCAGGTAATGCATATGCTCAATGACTACGTCATGACGGTAGCAGAGCGAGCCAAGCGCCGTGCCGAGATCTTTCCAGAAGTTATCCATGTACATGTGGACCAAAACTGGCGGCACCATGTACCCGATGGCCTCAACAATGCTAGCCGACATCATCACAGCTGTTGGTAGATTTGCCCCCTGAAGCAAGTCGTTGCCATATGCAAGCCCAGGACCTTCGTCGATCATATTTGCAAGGCGAAGATCCCAGCTCTTGGTTCGAGGCCGGTGATCGTCGCCCATGAACGATAAATAGTCGTACTTTTCCGCATACTTAACTGCAAGAAGGTTGAGCGTCCCACCCATCCGAAGCCTCGGGTTGCGCTCGGAGCGCTCAAGGACTTCTGCAGAGTAGTCGCTGACGTCGTCGTCATCAAGCCCAAAAACAATGTCAGACATCACTGCTGTTTTATTGAATTCATGAAGAAGCTCTAGTGCGCTTTCCGGACGATTCCTTGTGGGCACAATAAGTAGGTTACGCCTGTCCATGGTCCCTCCTAGTTTTGATTTCAATAAGCCATTGGGCCTCAGCTTCAGAAAGCCGAACAAAATCTCCCGAATCATAGTTTCCGGGAAATTGCACAGAGTACGGCTCTAGGTCATCTGGCCATCGCGGCTCAAGCTTCATCGACATGTGAAATGCCGAAGACCACAGGTACCAGATTGCCGCTGCCTTAGGCGTGGGCGGTGTGTGCTGATTCATGGCTGGACTATACCACAGCTAGCGTAGATTTTGCGTTTGTTGACCCAGACTATTGGTATCGGTACTTTGGTTTGGTATCGCCTTCCGACCGCGATACGGCGCCCTTGGACGTTGATCCAAGGTGAGGCGGGGGGTTCAACCCAGTCGGTTGGGTGAGTAATTGGCCAAGGTACGTCGACGGACGAACTGCCGGGCCGTAATTGCTGCCCTCCGCCAATACTGGAGGAGCTATGGCACCAAAAGGTAAAACTTCGGTAAGCAAAGAGAAAAAGGCTCCGGCCCTGACCGGCCAACGCTGCGCGTCTTGCGACAAGCCTATGTTTTCTAATGAAATTACTACTATTTTGTCAATTGTTATTAGCGCGGCCGGCTCGGCCACTAAGCGTTACATCCACAGACACAAGAAGTGCTCATGACCACAGGAACAGAAGTGACCCTGGACGACCTTGAGTGGAAAGATGAGGGCTGTGGCGACCCGTGCGCCGAGCACCTTGTCTCCCGCCTATGTGAAGTCTGCTTGATTGCTTTCTTTGTGTGCCCGGAGCATGAAGGGTCTGTGGAGGCGTGCGGTGACTGTTCGTAAGGGCATTAAGGTCGAGCGGAACCTAGAAATCGGCGAGCTTTTCTTAGACGGCTATACCGCCAACGAGATTGGCAGGATGATGGGCATTAGCAAGCAGCGCGTTTCTTTTATTTTGCATAATTTGGGAATCCGCGCAGAGGAAGAGTTCACAACGGTAATACTCCCCCAGCCAATGATTGTTGCCCTTGATTTTGGCGATGCCGTTTCTGAGCACATGATTGGCTGGTCAAAGATCGGCCTTATACCCAAGCCTGATCAAATCCTTGAGACAACCAGGGAGAAGGCGCATGAGGCACTGCGGGAACTATCAAAGCTCCCAAATGTTTGCGCTTACATACCTATTATTGAAGGGGAGGACCTTCCTGGTCGAGAGATTAGGTCAGACTGGCTTGTATACGCCTATCCCCTAAAAGAGGCCCGGGTTACTTCTTCTGCGATTCCAGCTGGCTTGGAACGTTCTTTAGACGAGCTACTGCCGTAGCATCAAAGCGGTACAAGCTAAACCCAACATGCGTTGTTAGCGCGTCAAGCTTTGCGTACACCTTGAATCCGGACTTCCTTGCAAGGTTGCAAAAAGATACATCTTCTCCGGCGTAGTCTTTGTATTTTACTCCATCTTTTTCGGCCCACTCCATGTCGTACCGGAAGAACTCGTGAATGATTTTTCCGTTCACCATGGTCTTGTCATCCGGGTTGTCTGCCATAATCTTTTGCAGTGTGCTCCTTGCTACAAGCATCACACCGGTGCCGATCCACTTGACCTTTGCCAGGCCATAATCATTTGGGCGAAGGTAATCGCTAACCCCAAGGTGAAAGTTTGCATCTCCAAGAATGGCGGGGATTCCGTCTGCCGGAAAGTCTGGGTTGTCCCGAAGGGTCTTAGCAACGCGATCCCACTTGGCAAACTTCTTTGAGCACGGAAATCCAATTACTGCGTCTTCCAAGTGTGGCAACGCCGCAAGGACATCCTCTGGCCGGTATGCAATATCAGAGTCAACCATGAGCAGCCAGTCAGCTTCGCTCCTAAGAAAGTCGTCTGCTAAATGGTTTCGCGCCCCAGCAAGCAGCGAATTGCCAATGTGCAGCTGCATAGAAAAATTGATGCTGCTTTGATAAAGCGCCGTCTTTAGCCCCGACAAAGATTGTGCATACTCTGCCGACACGCGCCCGTCTAGGGTTGGCGTTGCCAACATTAGCTTAGGGTACTTCTTTGCCGGCATTAGTTTGTCTTCTTGTGGCTTGAGGTGAATCCGGCGCCCTTTGTCTTCTGCTCTTCCATAGCCTTTTGAGCTGCTTCAGCAAAGTTTGCAAATGCCATCATGAACCCTTCTTGCCGGGCTTGTTCAATCCTTGGCATGGCCGAACCAAACCCAGCTACCGAGCCGATAAGAACCCCAAAAAGTGTTCCGCCAATAAATAGTGCGACTTCCATGTTACTCCTCTCGAGCTAGAGCCCTAAGGGCTTCCAGGTCGTACTTTAGGTTGACTTGGCCGGCATGTGTCGACCGAGCATTCAACTTGACATAGATCTTACCACCGATAGATCGCCAGTCGTCACAAAACGTGTAGTCCTCACCAATGAAGTGATTATCTCGCCGGCCGTAACGAAAATACTCAACTGTTCGATGGGTCACGCTGCCGACATCCTCAAGGTACCAGCGGTCCGGAAAGGCCTTCTGGTATTTCTCGAAAGCTCGCCGCGAGATAATCATTGCCCCGGTCCCAGCGTGCGTGGCCTCAAGCAGGCCTAGCTCTTCATCCTGCTTTGTGGGATATGGTGCGGCGGGGTCCAACACAAAGTTTGGCATACCAAGGACTCCCTGAATTGCTTCGGCAGAAACCTCCGGATGCTTGCGCATCATCCCAACACTTCGGTCCCAGTCAATGGCTCGCTTAAGGCATGGCAGCGCCACTATGTCCTTGTCCGCAATCATTGCCATCATGACATCTTCCCAATGCACTGAAATGTCAGCATCGAGAAACAGCATGTGGGTAGCTTTTGTTTCATCCATGAACTGCGCGACGCACCGGTTCCGAGCTGCAACCAGCATGGAGTTGCCGATGACAAACGACCAGGAGAATGGCACGCCAACAGTTAAGCAGGCTTGCTGAATCCCCAGGAGCGAATGCACGTATCCGTGGTTCACCTTCCCGTCGATAATTGGCGTGACCGAATACAAAGATAAGGGCGAGGCCTTGGGGGGCTGGTCTGCCTTTTGGTCTTTGTTCCGTTGCTTTTTATTTCCCATGCCGGGATCATACTCCACGAAGTCAGCTCTGTGCAACTTTTTGTTGTGGCCTGTTTTGGGGAAGGGGGGGAGAACCTTTAAGGAGAGGGGGGGATGGGGGCTCAGGGACTCTGGGTTCTGGGGAATAGTATTTGTTAGTAACTACCTTTGTGTTTGGGGCCTAGTTCTCTTGGGAGGGAACAAGTGCTTTTTGTGCTCAAATTTGGGCGCGTTTTATTTTTTTAAGCAGGACACACGCAAAGTTGGCACTCCGATCTTTCGTGGTGTAGGATGCGCAGTCCAAGAACTTTTTGGGGGGGATTGGGGCGAAGGGCGACGGGGGACGGGGAATGGATTCACGGGAGTTGAAATTGATAAGTGAAAAAGCGGAGTGCCTGCATTCAGCTGCGGTAATCCAGGGTCCGGATGGTCTGCGGACGTACGGTTTGCCGACAGATGCTGAACACTGCCTTGAGTGCGGATGGCGAGCATTCGAGCAGGCTTGGGGTAAGAACAGCGAGCTTCCCTCGGTGCAGATTTTTTACTGGCCGCACAGCGACAATAAAGAACCTCATTGGGTGGCTGAAGGATTTCCAGAAAATCACGTTGGGGAAATCGTATCTTTTATTGGTCGTGGCTCAACTCCGGGCGCGGCGATGTTTGACCTAGGCCGAGAGATTAGTCTTTCTTTGAAGGATCAGCGCCCATAATCACGTGAGTCTCCTGCGGTATTTTTTCTTGCCAAGCCCAACCGGAACCTTTGTAGGTAATTTTTGGGGCGTTGAAAACGACGCGCATCTCACCACTGCAGACAAGGCATAGCTCCTTAGAGTCGTCGCTCATCTTGCGGACGGTCTCTCGGACGATATCGCACTTTGCGCACTTGTAGTCGTAAGTTGGCATTCCTTCTCCTTTGGTGGAGCCGGGCGGGAGTTACACCCGCCGTTACCCTCGGGCATGATGACCTTTGGCGTTTACTCGGCCCCAGGGGACTATAACACGCTACAGCCCGAGCGTCACCTCTCCAGGCATTGCGTTGTCGCGGCGAGCCTGATCCTCTTGGACTTTCCACTTCTTGGCAATTTTTCGGATAGCCCAAGAAGAGCGCAGGAGGCTCCTGGCGCGCTCACGTTGCATGTTCGACCAGGCCTCAAGCTCCTCAGAGCTGGTGGCAAGATAGATTCCGGCAGGGGCGTCGGAGGCCGAGCAAACTGGCTGCTCCCAAACATTCCGCAACTCTTCAACCGCCAGCTGGATTGCCCGGCTGTTCCACCGGGTGCGCTGGGAAAGGTCTTTATAGGTAATGGCGTTCTTGCGGCCCACGCTAATCTGGGAAAGAATAAATACGAGCTCCGAGCCCATCTGGGTGTCCATACTAAGCCTCCTTACTAAGAGATTTCTTCTACCAAACAATAGTACGCTCATCCTTGGCAGGCGTCAATTAGGGGATAAAGCGAACCTCAATGGTGTTCTTGAATCCTGGGGTTGTGTTGGCGTACGGCCACCCAGGAATCTTCCCGCCCTTGAACGCCCCCAATGCTGCCCACACCTCTGGGCTCAGATCGATCAGGCTATCATCTCGCGTTCCCTGCTTCCTGTCTGCGCCGTGGCAGGCGCAGTAGTCGGCAATCCACACCTCAACAGATTTCCCTGTGTGTGCCGAGATGATAAGTAGCTTTTGGGTGGGCACTGTGTGCCAGGCTGGGAGATTAAGGCGCTTGCGCAATAGCGGCCCAAGGGCGGCGTACATGTTCTTTAGGGTGGTCCCCCAAGGGCGCACGCTTGCCTTCCACCCGCCCATCTCTCGAAGGTAGCACCTCCACTCTGGGCGCTTAGCGCACTCTTTCCTGTTTGCATACACCCACGTCTTGGGGGCGTCGTACCAAGAGCCGGCATGCTGGTAGGCGTCATAGCGCGTTCCGAAGCCGTTGACTCGAATGGCGTTGTCCCACTTAGCGTCCCAGCTCTGCGGCCTACTGGTAGGGACAGGGGGTTGGTCGTAAAAGACCTCTACCGGTGGCTCCTGGGCGGGTTCTGGCTGATTCCAGGAACCCACTGAGGAAAGGATTCCCGTAGCCACGGCCAACACAACGAGCACTGTCAAAAATCGTCGATGAGCTCTGTGTGCCTGTGGCTTCATCTGGGCCTCCTCATGCGATTTTACTACATCTTCATGATTTGTCTACAGCGTAGCCGGTTTGCCAGTTGGCTATTTTTCCTAGCTCAGGTATGCTTATAAGTAAGCATCACCTACCAAGAGCGTATCATACGGAGGGCCCATGGTCAATCTCCCAGTTAGCATAGAGCCGGTTGATAGCCTTGCGCTGCACCCGGATAACCCACGAGAAGGCGACATAGGGGCCATTGTCACTAGCATTCGGCAGAATGGCTGGTTCGGCTCCCTTGTCGTGCAAAAGTCGACAGGCTACGTCCTGGCGGGCAACCACCGCTTGCAGGCCGCAAAAATCTGCGGGATAAAAGAGGTGCCAGTATTCTGGGTTGACTGTGACGATGAACGGGCCAAGGCAATTCTGCTTGCGGATAATAAAACGGCGGAGCTTGCCAGCTGGAACGATCACGCGCTGCTAGCCTTGCTCCAGGAAGCAGACGCCGGCAGCTACCTGCTTGACACAGCGTTTGACCAGGATGACATACAGAAACTTCTCTCTAAGCTGAACGCAGATGAGTCTCCTGATGGGGATGTCTGCCCAACGTGTGGCTCAAAGCGCAAGAAAGGCCGATAGATGACCTGGTACAAGAATCTTCCGTTTGAGCTTGTTATCCCTATTGAAATGCCCAAGCGGGCAATGTCTGGTTGGCGGGATGCTGTTGAGGTCCTGGCAGACTCAATGAAGACCTTTGATGTCAAAGTGACCGTTGTGCGGCTGCATTACCATGTTCCTGCGCGCCAGCGATTTGGGGAGAAGCACCCCATGGGGGAGACGGTCTCCGAGGAGGGAGAGATTACGCTGTGCGCAAATGATGTGGACACCGTTGTCCATGAGCTAGCGCATGTGAAGTCGAATGAAAACCATACGCCAAAGTGGGCAAAGGCATACTTTAAGTTTGCTGACCACTACATGGACGAGCAGTACGTTCAGGACGCTATGCGACACGCCTCTAAGTTTTATCCATCGGTGCGCAAAATTGCACGAGAACGAGGAATTGTCGGCTAGTCTTCTTCCGGGATCGGCCAGTCGCGCTCAGGGTTATCGACAACGACCTCAATACACATGGCGCAAATGCATTTTTGCTTTCCTGGAGAATCAGCGCCATACTCCCACACGCGTGAGACCAGGCCGCAATGTGTGCAGATTCCTAGCGGGCTCGCCGGCCTACCGTAGGTGACGCGGCGTGGCATCGTCAAGACCGGCTATGTACGCCCAGATAAGATTATAAAATTCTCGTTTGCTTTTAGCCTGAAGCTTTAGAACAGATCGATGCCCACCACGGTCGTTGGTTGTGCAGACCAGCTTCATGCCGCCGTCGTACCAGGAGTGGTAAAATCCGACCTTCGAGACCTGTTTCCCATCAACTGTTTCCCAGAGCTTGGTCCCAGGGGGAAACCCATTGCGCCGGTTCAAGGCGTTGATTGCAGCCTGTACGTCTTCCTTTGTAAAGATGTGGCTCACTTCTTGCCCTTTTTAGAAAAAACAACCCGGGACTTAAGGCCCTGCGATTTTAGAAAGCGACGATACTCAGAGATTCCCGTAACAACGATGGCCAAAATCGCAATGCTCAAATAGATTGTACCCATGATTTCTCCTTGCTACCTAAAGCCGGCCGCAGAGGCCAGCAACCAGATGATACCACCAATCAGGATGGTTAAAAGCAAATCGGTTGCCTTACTATTCATCATCACATCCCCCAGCACACCAGTCACCTCCGCATCCGGGGCAAAGCCCCTGGGCCCGAGCAGATTCTTGTAGCTCGTAAACATTAACTTTGACCGCGTCAAGGAATGCGTTGCAGCACCAGCAGGCCGAGTACCGGGTTGCTCCGGCGCTGTCGTCGCAGTCGACGTGGATGTGCCCCTCAAGGTGACCTTCATGTGACATCTCACTTCCTCCCAAAACTCATACCGTTATGCTTCAAGTCCTTCATAAGGTTCTTAATAGCCCGATGGTCTGAAGGGGTTCTCGAAGAAAAAACCTTAGCGCCGGTCGGCGACACCCACGCAAGGTGGTTGTTGGTCCGAACAAAAACCTGCCACCCCTGGTCTTTGGCTGTGCCAAGGAGCTCCTTAAACTCTGGCCTAATCTTCATGGAAAACCTTTGCCTTCAGCCGGGCGGCAGTAACCTTAACGCCCAGGAGATGGCCGATAAACCGCAATTCTGTTGGGTGGCGTTCTAGAGCACCTTGCTCAATAAGAAAGCCCACAAACGCCTCGTTCTCGGTCCAATCCTTTAGCCAAAACCACCCGTGAGGGGCTTGTTCGTCTAGCTCAACGCTAAGCCGGCAATGCGGCTCAAGAGTGTTATTGTCCCAGCCCTCACACTTGTCCACGTACTGGTGCAGTCGGATTTGCTGACCTTCGTACTCAACGGTGCGAAAAATTTCTGGCGGGATACCGCGCATCCGTTCGATCATTCCTATCACCTCAAACTCCTTCGTGCTCACAGCAATTCCCCTCCGAGCAGCCAACACAGCCGCATACGTCACAGGGTGCAAAGGCCTGGGGCTCAACTCGATGAGGCTCTTCGGCAAACGCCAAGCTCATCACCCGTCGCCATTCGTGGTGATCGCTGTTGAAGCAATTGAACCCATCTGAGTTACCGCACTCGCATGCAGCGTGAGAAGAAAACCAAATCGCGCCGCCTGGACTCAGAAGCCCAAGGCGATACCGGCTCCATGCCTGCTCAAGCGACCAGTCCATATCCTCCCCAATCATTTCTTGCAGCTCCGCAGGTCGACGCTAAGTACTGCAAGACCAAACAGAAAGAACACTCCGGCCAGAATAATATTGATTGGTTCTTTTGCAGCAACGCCGGCCCACAGGAGGAATGCTCCGCCCCCCACAATAACAAGGTCCTGCGCAATATTGTACTTCACGCGTTTGCCTCCTCGATATAGTGCTGAGCAATCTCGTACCACTCAATCTTTGGCCAGTAGCTGGAGTAGATTGCATCTTTGATTGGCCCACTCAGGTCTTCCTGGCTCAAGTGGCCGAGGTATACCTCTTCGCAATATGCCTGAAGCCACTCGGCAAGCGATCCGGTAGCCTCGCGGACGCTGACGACACCCTCATCGGTAAAGTCGTCAACCTCTGTGTGTGCTTGGTTCAAGATACTCTCGTCGTCGCTCTCGCCAATCCAAAGGGCCATATTCCAGGTCTCCCAGTTGGTCCAGCCGTTGTACTTTTCGCACATCATATTCCTACCTTTCCGCAAGCCAGCAAAGCTCGCAATCTTTGGTGTCCGGAAGATAAAAGTCTTCACACTTATGCTCTTGCACCGCATTGTTAAAACAATCGTTGCAGTGCCAGGCAAATGACTCACTACTAAACACCTTCGGGTCATGCTGGTAGCAAGGGTTAAAAACTACTTCTACCATTATACCTTTACGCGCTGCCGGGCAATGTACGCCGCCTGGCGCTTGTTTGATGTCGGGTCAACCTGATACCGATGCCATTCCAATATAGCGACGCCACCCATCTGATCTACCCCCAGCAACCCCTTTGCTACAAGCCCAGCGATTGCCTTGCTATAGCGACTGCCAATGCACGCCTTAAGGTGCTCCCGGCTCTTGAAGAGGCCGCCACTGCGGATCTGCTTTGCCTCACTGATCGCCGTGATGAACGCCCTGAACTCCGTGTCCGTGAGCGTTGCGATCTTATCGTCCTTGTGGGCGTTAGCGTCCCACTTAATCCATAGACCCACGTTGCCTCCCCTCCCCACTAGAACGGCAGTGCAGAGACATGCTTATGTCCGCAGCACTCCGGTACCTTTGCGTAGCCGTGCTTTTTTGCCTCATTGCCATACACAACATTGAGGGCGGCCAGGCACTTATCGCACCGGCAAGCCTCACAAAGGTATTGATCCTTTGTGAACAGTCGCCACACATGAGCTACGTCGTGCTCAAGAGCAGTCCTCATGACGTGAATGAATGCTTTTGCTGGGTGCGGCCCAATGTGAGACTTCTCCAAGCTGTCAAGAGCAAGCTCGCAGGCAGCCCCAAGGTATTCAATGTGCTTGTTGAGTTTTGCAATTACAGCATCTCGATTCTTAATTTCTTGAACAAGCCGGTCAAGCTGGTACCGCGCAGGCTGTCCATGCTCGTTGTCCCAATAGGCCAGGTGCTCGCAGCAACGGCTATCAAGGCACCCAGCGCAAGAGCACAGTTCGCAGTTGCTTACTGGCTCCTTCTTGACTTCTACGTCGTAAGAGTCACCCATCTCTTCATCGTACCTGCGAACGGTGATGGTCGCAGGTACCTTCTTCTTCTTTGCCATGATTTCTCCTTCTATCAGACTGGTACAGGGAGAGTCGCGGTAAATTCCGGCTCATTCCCAAGCTCTGGCATGTGCTCCATCCAGGTCCAGTTCATTGCTCCAATATCATAACGCCCACAGCATGAGGTGGCGTAAATCTCCACAAGATCATCTGTGGCATCACGTCCGCCGCCGCTCATAACAAATGCGTCAAGCTTGGCGTTGTACGAAGCAAACTCCACGCCATCACCTTTGTCGTCAAAAGTGGCACCCATAAGGTGGGTGTCTGCGGCAACGCGCATTGCAGTTTTGAAATCAAAGGCGGGAACGGCCCACCCGTTCCAACGGTAGTCCGTGCGGATTCTAGCTGGGTACACCATCTCAGCGTCATCGCCGAACGTGACCGATACTTCCGTGCTTGTTGCCGGGTCGCAATACTTGCAGCTCATCTTCTACCTCCTACTACTACACGGGAAAACCCCGTTATGTTCATCCTAGGGTATGGCTATCAGCCTGTCAAATCCTTTGCTTTGAGTCACACGCCCAGGCTTGATACATGTAGCCCATACCCATTATCCTGAAGTTGGCAAACGCTTTGGGGGCAAACCCAGAGGCCAAAAGCATCTCGCGCACGCCCTCGTGGTCCCAGCCCCAGTAATGCTCTCGGTTCTGGTCGTTCATCTCCCCAACCGGGGTAGAAAGAATCAGGTGCTTTGCTTTCTTGCTAATCATTGCCAAGACCTCGTCTGGGTTGTCTAAATGCTCAACGGTCTCTGAGCAAATGAAGAGATCGACATTAGGGATCTCGTGAATGGTTTTTTCAATCGGCCCTACAAATTCATAGGCCGGGGCAAAGTCCCCAATGTACCGTTTTTCCGCGTGTATAGCGTTGATGATCGCCGCGTCTCCAGCAGACAGGTCGGCAATGGTCTTGACGTTGGGGAAATACGAAGCCAGCGCAATGGTCATCTTTACCCTAAGGATGTGATCCTCCCACTGGGCGTGCTGGTGCGGCACCTGATAAAGCTTGGCTAAGTCGGCATCTGAGTACGCCGGGCGAAGTCGAATCCTCACGACTTAGCGCTTTTCGGCTTCTTCATTGCTGCGGCCATCGCCCTGAGCGGGTCGGGGTTGATTGGATTTAGGAACTTCAGTCGAGCGTTTCGCTCCAGTCGGTCGTCCAATATCTCGTCTAGGGAGCGGCGCTCTAGATCCGCCGCCGCCTTTTCGCATTCTGGGCTGCAGCATTTCCCCTCCGGCTCATTATCCATAGGCTTACTGCAGTACAAGCACCACGGCCGAAAGTCGCACTGGATAATGTTGACCTTATCGAATCCGTCCAATTTTTAGCCCCCTTGTCTTCTTTCGGTCTCGAATGATCCACCGCTCCTGCTCTAATGCAGCTATCGCCCTTTGTACGGTGCTCCTGCCGCAGTTTAATCGCGTAGTCAGCTCTGTGATTGTTGGAGCTTGGCTCCAGTCGTTTAGATGGCTCCGAATCGCCGCGAGCACCTCATCGCTGGTTGGGGCTCCTTCTGGTCGGTTAGGCCGCATCGGCTGCCTTCTTTTCTTTTGCCACCCTCTTGAACTCCTTGCGCTGTTCGGAGCGGCAAGCTCGGCAGACAAGGCTCTTTACCGGAGAGAAGAACTCAGTATCCGACGGCCAGAAATCCTTGCACTTTTTGCATTGTTTTTCTTTCATTAAGCCTTGTCTCCGTGCTTCACACGGTATGCTGTCTGGCGTGTATATACACATGGGTCGCACAACGGGATATTGCCGTCGTTATCACACCAAAGAGCACGGGCCTTGCCGCTGCAATCCTTGCAAGCTAAATCTGTTGTTGGCTCTTCATCCTTGCGCAAAACAAACGGGTTCATGCGCAGAATACCGCTAGGGCTTCTCCGGCCATATCGATGCCGTTGGGTGCTGGGCTTGGGTATACGGCAACATCCCTGCCGCAAGCCTCACACACCGCTAGGCTGTGGGCATCCCATCCAGTGCCCATAAGGTGGCTGAACTTACCAATTTGGTGACCCCGAAGCTTTACGGCTTTACGGGCCTGCTTCCTGAGTTCTCGAACTTTCATAGCACCTCCTACTAAGGTATCGGGAGACGGGGTAGGAGTCCCGCCTCAACCGACACAACTGCCCCACCGGGTTATGGTGAACCGCTCTACTTCCGAGAGCAGAGACTCGCATCTCTTTTCCCCGGTTGTTGATGTTCCCCGGTGGGTACAAGAGGAACGGTATCAGGCCGTAAACAGACTGTCAAATCTAGGTTTTGCCAAGGTGGCCCCCGGTGCTCTCCGGAGTCACGCCCGGAGTCACGCCCGGAGGTGACAGAGGGAGAGAGGGAAGGAAGGATAAAGAAAAGAAGGATAAAGGGAGGGGCTTAGCGCCGCTTATTCTTGCGGGACTCTTTGATCTCGTATCGAGCCTGTTCCACAATGATGAGCACGCCCATGGCTATGGCAAACAGCCATACCCAATCCCCAAGGTCACTCACTTGGCTTTCTCCTTATTTTGCGCCGGCTCATATGTCCACGAGTCTTCGTCACCCAGGCCCCAGCGGCCGCCCTCAGCCGAGAACTCCTTGGTGCTGACCTTAAAGTTCGGCATCTTTGGCTCCTTTGCCACAATAGCCTCATCAAGCCACAGCACCCGGTTGTTTGGCTGGGCGGCAAATTGCCCGTTGTCTAGGCGGATAAAGTTATAGGACTTATGCTCAGAGGGAACACGCGCCCAGTTTGCGTCGATCTCGTTCGGGTCAGTATGTACCATGTCAACGGTGAAGAGGTAGTGCCCCTCTCCCCATATGCCTGCCGGGGTTCGGAACTTACACCGCATATTCTTGAGCACGGCCTTTTCGATCACGCTCAGCTGGGGGGAGATAGCGTCCCAGAGCTGCAGGTCACCCAGCTTCAAGTCGGGGCTTGGGGTCTCCGGCCTCCAGACAAAGGCGCTGATCGGCAGCTTGTCGTACAGGGCGCCGTACTCTGGGAGGAATGCCTCAATGTATAGGGCGCGGTGGCGGATTGCCTTGACGGTTACCCAATAGGCAGGAGTGAATTCTCCGTGGCTGTCTTGTAAGTCGCGCAGGTACTCCTTGCGGACGTAGCAGGCAATCGGCGGGATATTTGCAATGACGTATGACATACCCTCTCCTTACAGCAAGATAATGGGGATTGTGACCATCAGGCCAATGCCAACCACCCACAGGACTGCGGCAAACGCCACAAGGTACGAGGCGTTCTTCCGGCTCTTCATCGGAGAGGTGACACCCAGGGCAAACAGGGCAACGGCAAAGATGCCCGTGAGTACCTGTAGTCGGTTGCTGTAGCCGCCTTCAAGCTCAGAGAGCGCAAGGGGTTCGTCTCCGCTGTTATACATCTCGTTATATGGGCCATACACGGCGTCCATATACTCCGCGCAGTCTGGCAGTTGGGTCGCGGGGAAGATTTTGGTCTGGCACGGCACCGCGTACACGCTGAACTCATATGAGCCACCAAGGCCGGTGTCCCAGGCCAGCAGGTCGGCCCGGTACTTGACCTCTGCCGTGATCCACAGATTATTCGCGTCAGCGATAATCAGCTGGTAGTCGCCATAGGCGGCAGAAGATGCGTTGTTATGGAAAGACGCTTGGATCGCTGTCCAGGCGGTAGTAGTCGAGACAAGGCCAATCAGCAGGACGACAATCAGTTCTTCAGAGAACTTGCGCAATATGTATGCCATAGCGTATCTCCTAGCTTGCTAGCGCCAGCACGCAGCCGATTACAATGCCGGCAAGCGTAGATGCTACCAACACGGGGTTTTCATCGAAGACTTCTCTCATGTATTCAACCATATGCTTTTCCATCTAGGCATTCTACCACCGTCGTATCATTGCGCAGCTCTGTGGTTGTCTACGCCAGTGAGCCTCAGGCTCGGCCCGAAGACGCCGAAGGCGGCTGAGTCGTGAGAGGAGGGTCACGGTGCCGTGAGGCAGGCGCCGTATACGCTCCATAGGGAAGGAGAAACACTAAGAGATTGTAGTAGGAGAGAAGAGATTCGATCATGGCTGATTCTTCCTGTACCGGGGACTGGTATCCCTGCCTGTGCTATGACCTGCTATTGCCTAGCTAGGTAACATCTTTGCTGTAGTTGGGGTTCGGTGGGCAGTTTGGTTGCGGAATCTTAAAGATGATACGGTGGTGGTGGGTGGAAGTGGGTTTCTGTGGGGGTTGCACGCTGGCTGTTATCCCAGGCCGTTTATGCCTTCACTCCAAACCCCCCTATTCCTGGTTATTCTGCCCCTTTACCACACAAGTTATTATGCCAGCAAGTTATTTCTAGCGGTTATTCCGGCCTTTTACTCCAGCTCTATACCAGACTGGGGCATTGTTAAGCAGTCTTAACCAAATCGACCCGCAGGCAGCACGCTGGGCAGGTTAAGGAGTCTTAACCATCGCCAGGTTTGACGGCCGGCCCTCTATCCCCTATGGTATCACTGCCCCACTTGGGGTGTGTAGTAGGAGGTACCGGTATGGCTCGGTGCGGTGAGTGTGGCAGGCAGTTTGATTTGCTTGACACAGAGGAAGCGAATGAGTGGTTTAATGGCCACGATTGTGAGGAGGTCTAGTATGGCGACCGGACAGAAGTATCAGAACGGCATGCTCGAAGGGTTCCTAGCAGGGAGAGGCGTCTATGCCTTTGAGCAGGCACGAGTAACGAATAACCCTAAAGCTATGCGCGAGTATCTTGATGCGTGTATCGCCTTTGGGGATGCCTTGAAGCTCTATGAGGCCGAAGGGGATGGCCCGGAGGTTCAGCGTCTTACCGGAGTCGGCATGGACGCCACGGATCGAGCACACAAGCTAGAGCGTGGATCATGAAGGCCTATCTTCATAAGGGCTGCTCCGGCAAGACCCGGGCGTCCGATGAGTGGTGGGATGGTATCTACTTCTATGGGCTGCTTGAGGTAGTCTGCTCCATCATCGGCGAAGGTGATAAAGCGCAGATTGCCGTTCAGCAGAACCCCGAGGAGTACGCCTACCCAGACATTACCGAGATTCGTTGCCATGACTGTGGCGAGAGCATCAGGAAGGTCAGTATGCCGGCCCTAAAGCTTGAGTCGCGTATTGGCCACGACCCCGAATCGTATGGTCTGGTATACTCGGACTCCACAATCGTACAGCCGTAGGAGGAAGTATGGACATTGGTACTGGTTTGAGGATTTGGTTTTTCTTTATTGTGTTTAGTTGGTTCTTTTAATGAAGGCGTGGGAGGTTCAGGCCTACTCCTATGAGGGTTCGGTCAATTGTGTTCCCTGCGCCCAGTCCCGGTTCGGGGCCGAGCTTGCCTCAACCGCGCTCGACAACGAAGGGAATGCGCCCTATCCGATCTTTGCGTCAGATGACTTCTGCCCTTGCGGGGAGTGGTGTCTGTCGTGCGGAGCTACTATTGCCGAGCCATATACGCATGAGCCGGGGATGTGCTCCCGTGGGTTCGATAACTGCCGCTTGGTGATTGTGAATGAGTGAGATGAGCGATGACGAGGTAAAGCAGAACCTCCAGGTGGTTTCCATCACCGTCAACTTTGGCGTTCAGGATGTTCGCCGGTTGCGGCCGGACTGGTCAGTGGAGTCATGCGAGCACTTTATCGATAGCGTATATCAGGATCTCTCGGCAGAGCTGCGGGAAGTCGGAGACGATTTTATGCTCCGGGTAATACAGAAAATCGAAGAGAATGAGCGTGAAGAAAAAAACTAGCGAGTGGCAGGGCGACCCGGCCCCCAGGTGTCCGAACAATGTTAAGCATGGTCTTATACCAAGCCCTTATGGGGCATGGGTGTGCGAAGCTTGTCAGGATGCGCATAAGCCTAGGAGCAAGACGGCCTACCGGTTCGCTTTCGTACTTGACAAGGTGATAGACAACCCAGATACTAAATAGATCCCGCTTGGGATAGGAAGTAGTAGGAGGAAGTTATGGAAGTCAATCATGACGCACTAGTGAAGGAGCGCGAGAAGCTTCTGCCAGAGGATCGGGAAGTTCATTACATCATCAGTGAGATGCTTGAGCCGCTGCGCGGCGCGCGGATTATTGGTGGCCGGGTTGAGGAAGGCGACGATTACTTCCCCCCATTCCCGGTTCTTATTATTGAGGACATTCACGGCGACAAGTTCGAGGTGATTGTCTCGGCAGACGACGAGATGAACGGCGGCGGTCGTCTTATCTTTCAGGTTGCCGATAGGTAGTTGACAGGGTAATACCGATACCCTAGTATCGTTAGCACGGCAGTTGCCGTATTGTTGTAGGAGGCAGTATGGATAAGCATAGGACACGAATCGAGCAGGACACAGCCGACGGCTACGATGTCCTTGGCGACCGCGCAGGTCAGTTCTATACCGGAGAGAAGGCCGCAAACTACGGCTTCCCGTGGGATGTCAAGCTTCCGGTCGATGACGAGAATACGGCGACCTTCACGCCACCGGCAGATGCGGTGTATGTCCATAAGCTTTATGGCTACTCCCACTCCGGCATGAGCATCAGCCTTGCGCCGTTCACCGACAAGTGGGATTCCGCGCAGATTGGCTTCTATGTCATTGAGAAGGAACAGGCAAAGTTCTGGCTTGGCGATTCCTATACCGAGGAGGAGCTTGCGGCGAAGGCCGAATCCGAGATTAGCGTCGTAGACTCCGTTCTCCGTGGCGAGGTCTATTGCGTCATCTTGGAGAAGTCGGTTGATTGCGGCGTTCACTCGCACGAGAACACTTGGGAAGTCGTGGAGTCGTTGGGCGGCATCATTGGCTACGACCAAGCAGAAGCCGAGGCCGACGCAATGATTCGCTACAAGAAGGGCATCGTGGACTATGAGGGGGAGCTAGTATGAGCGGCCAGATGGATAAGTGTATTGCGTGCGGAGACATGGTGTTCTACGCCGACGAGAAGGTCATCGGCACTTGGAATGGTATGCCGTACACGCGCTTTGATGTGCTTGACTTCGAGCTGTATGAGGGGAGTGTGCCAGACGGCTATCTCGTCTACTGCTTGGACTGCGCTCCTTGCGAGTGTGAGTTCCATCCGCCGTTTATGTCGGACAAGCAAGCTGCTGCGGATGGGTGGTGCTTCTTGCCAAGCTGCGATTTCGTAGAGGCGCACCGGCACGCTTGACTTGTCTGTCGCTAGGTTGTAAGGTAGTACCACTCCACTTGGAGTAAGGATGTAGTAGGAGGCAGTATGCCAAACTGGTGCGTGAATCAGGTTGATGTAAAGGGCGACGAGGCAGATGTCGCGCGGCTCATTGAGTTGGTGAAGGGCGACGAGGATGCGTTCGACTTTGCCAAGATTGTGCCGGTTCCCGATAGTCCACACTACTCGGCGAACGAAACGCAGAACAACTTCCTTTGCGGCTGTAAGAAGGTTTGGGTTGAGACGAAGGCGCAGGTCGGCAAGTACGACGAGGAAGGCTACGAGAAGGCTGAAGGCCATTGGGAAGTTGATGGCCTGCCTATCGTCAAGGAAGTGCTGAACAACGGCACGATTCGAGACCTTGTATCTGCCGGATTCGGCGGCTCAATGGTCTGCCCGACGCACAAGCTCGGCGAGATTTCCTCACACCCCGACTGGTGGTACAACTGGAACTGCGCCAACTGGGGAACGAAGTGGAACTGCGGCGAAGTGTGGCACGACCGCACGACCGAGGAGATTACCGAGCAGGGTCGCACATCGTACAACTTTGATACGGCGTGGTCGCCAGCCGAGCCGGTCATTGAGGCTCTTGCCGAGCAGTTTCCAACGCTTACCATTACGCATCGCTATTGCGAGGCGGGTATGGGCTTTGCGGGTGAGGTTGTGTATGAGCGCGGGTCGTTCGTCTCACGAGACGAATACAGCTCCGGCAACGACTCGTTCCCAGATGAGGCGTGGTATCCCGAGGAGGATGGCTCTCGCGGGTACGAACGCAACTATGATAAGGTTCCAATGACCGCCTTTGAGTCGTTCTGTGATGAACACTTCGGCGGCGTAGTAGGGGGTTGAGTATGTATCAGGCGTACATTGACGGAAACACCATTGACGAAATCGTGGCGTCAGGAGAGGACTTTGTCTACTCCGACATCTATCCGCAGGTAAGCGGGGTCATCGGCAGGGAGAAGCTCTATGAGGCTTTAGCCGGAGCGAGCGAAGGCTTTGCCCAAGAGGAGCTAACCATCATCCTCAACGGCCTGCCATTCGTCAGCCACGAACGCCACGACAATGTGGTGCTTGGATGGATTGACGGAATGCGCGGCTGTAATGTTGCTATCCTCTCGTCTATTACCGACGCAGTAGATTACCTATCCGACATTCGCAATAGCGCGAAGGCCTCCGGTATGCTTTGGGATGGGGAGTGAGTTGGGCGGAAAGAGCGTGGGCTGCGTTCTGGGGGATAGCGGTTCTGTACACCCTCTTTAGTTTGACCTCTCCGGCTCCCAAGACTCCGGAAGCTCCTCCGGATTCGGAGAAGTAAATCCGTCAGGGGTGTTTATCCATCGGATACTAAACTCAATGTCGGGGTCGCTAGTGGTCAGTTCAGCATTCTCGGAAATCATCTTGAGAGCCTGGTGAGGTGTCAGGGCAATGTCATAGAAGCCTTCGGAGGAAGTGATGTGCCAAGTATCTGGCTCACCATTGCGATAGACAACGAAGTAGTCCATGCGTAGATTGTCCACCCTTCGCACAAGGCAAGGGAATACCAAGGCCATCTGCGGTGTTATACTTCAGCAGCGAGCCGAGCGCATCTCGGTAGCGTATAAACAGGAGTAAGCAAGTATGAACGAGCGTAATCAGCTCATCTATGCCGACTATTTCGGCGGGATGTCCCTTCAGGATGTCGCAGGTAAGTATGGCGTCACGCGCCAGAGGATTCAGCAGATTGTCTCAAAGACAGGGCCAAAGCGTCCGCGTCTTTCTGGCGGATCGAAGCTTCGCAAGTTTGACTATGAGGCTATTGCTTCATACTATAAGCTGAACACCCCGACGCTAGTCGAGGCAGCCAAGAACTTTGGATGTTCAGTCAGCACCATTACCCACGCGCTCGCAGAGCAAGGGGTAGTTGGCGAACGCAAGATTCGCTTTACCGATGAGTCCATCACCGACATTGTGAGCCGGTATCAGGCCGGAGAGAAGCTGCGGCTGATTGGCGAGACCTATCAGACTAGCGCGCAGTACATCAACACCATCCTTCGGCGTTCCGGCGCGACGGCGCGACGGCGGCTGAAGAATGTTTAGTGAAGACGACTTCAGGACTTACGCAAAGCTGAGGAAGGCCGAGGATCGGCACTTCAGGTATGGCCGGTCGATTCGTCGCTACATCAGGGAGAACCGCGACCTGATGGAAATGTCAGGATGGATTGAGTGGGCGTATGAAGAGTCCCGCAAGCCATTCGTTTATGGCGGCCCTTTACCCGCGTGGACACCCGAGCAGTGGCGTGAGATGGCAGCTGAGTGGGAAGGCCGCAAGGTAAAGAAAACTTAACCGAGATGGGGCATTGACTTATCCGGCGAGCTGGGTTTATACTCACCTCGCCGGAAGTCTTTCCGGTAGGAAGTAGTAGGAGGAAGTATGGGATACGACATCTATTCGATGCGCGAGGACAGAGAGAAGTCGCTAGCGTTTGCTAAAAAGGCAACGCCGTGGGTGTTCGGCGACAACGACGAAGCTCCCGACTATTGGCGCAACACGGCCTATTACCGGATGAACATTGGCGGTATGGGTATCCTTCGCAAGCTCAACGAGCTTCTTGGCGTGGCCTTTCTCAATGAGTCCTTGTGGGATAACTCCGGTACGGTCATCCGTGATTGGGAGTGCTTTGATGCTTGGGAGATTCTTGCCAAGAAGGATGACCTTGAGATTCGCGCAGCGGTGATTGAGGCCTTGTCTAGCGACCCGCACGCCTCCTTCCTTATCGACAAGGATGGCGAGGTTCAGGGATGGATTGAGGAAGTTCGCCATTGGCAGGAATACCTTCACATCTGCTCCGAGCTGAAAGGTTGCGAAGTTCTGTGATTGTTGTATTCTGGCTTCTGGTCGGGCTTCTGACCTTGTATGTATTGCGGCTTACGAGCCGGTAGGAGGTTCTATGGAGGACTTGGTTATCACTTATCACCACGATCCGGCACACGGCTGGCTCGAAGTGAAGCGTGAGCTTGTAGAGATGCTCGGTATTCAGGGGCTTATTAGCTCGTACTCTTATCAGAAGGGCGACCGAGTATTCTTGGAGGAGGATGCGGATGCCTCGTTGCTTATCCGCTCTCTTGGCGAGCTGAACATCCGGTACACGACGATTGACCGGCACACCAACATTGACCATTGGATTCGCGTACTTGACCGATACAACGCGATAGATTAGTATTGCTCTACGGCACTTGCCGTGATGATGTAGGAAGGAGTAGGACAATGGGATACTATGTAAATGGCAACGGTCATCTGGTCATCAAGAAGGAGAATCTTGCTGCGGCCTATGAAGCGTTGATGGCACTCAACGACGCGCCGGATGGCGTGAAGCGCGGCGGGTCATACAGCGGCGGCAAGCAGCACTCGTCGTGGTTCTCGTGGATGCCAGCCGACCTTCGTGAAATCCCAGACACCAAGTCGGTCTTTGAGCGGTTGGGTTTTGAGACGATGGATGCCAAGGGCGACCTCGTGATTACCTGCTACGACAATAAGTCCGGTCAGGAGGAAGTGTTCTTTGCCGCTGCTGCTCCGTTCATTGAGGATGGCGAGTATGAGTGGACAGGCGAGGATGGCGCGTTCTGGGAGT